GATAATATCAAATTATCTAGACCTTTAATTTTAATTTTTGCTGGTGGATATGGAGATAAATTCACCACTAAAATTGGATTCCAAACATATATAAAGGATAATGTATTAACTGAATTTGAATATAGATTTAACATATATCTACAACAAATTATTGATAAAATTAAATCTCCTGATTTTGTGTCAAAAGGAACTTCCAATAATAAATTAACAATTACAAATGGTTATAACGATTTATTAGGTAAATTGGAATTATACAATCACTTTAAGTCGTTTAATGATAAATGGTCGTCTGGAAATTCCATAGGTCAAAGAGGACTATTGGAAGAGTTTTTATTTATTGATAAAGCCAATAAAGATATTGGTAGTCAAGCTTACATTTCATTAGATAAACTTATAGCATTAGAAGACCCTAAAAATGACAACGTAGATTTGTATAGTGTTATTGGTATGTTAATTTCAGGAACTGGATTTGATATGAGGGCATTACCTGCATATGTAAACTTTAACGGAACTAACTTTACAAATAAATCTAAAGTAACTTCATCAAAACAAGTTGCTAAAAATATATTTGGAACATTTTTAGAAGTTGATTACCAAGAATCCGCACCAAAGATAGTTCTTCAATATACGGGACCAACATCAAAACATTTGGAATTATCTGACATTAGTGAAAAATACAAATTTAAAAATGATAGTGGTAATTTATTTAATGGACAAGGTGGACCCCTATCAATTACCATACCTGAAGTTTTCAAAACTGGAGATTTAAGTAAATCTAATAAAGTTGTTGCATTTGAAGTTAGTATTGGTGACCAAAATCAAGGAATATTCAAAGGAGTAAAACTTGATCAAAACTCAATTAGAAATACAAGTGAATCGTTCGCCGTATATGAAAATATGGGACGTTCTGAAAGTGGTGGTGCAACATATAATGTTGATATCGGTTTATTTGATGTTTATAGACAAGCTTCATATACCTGTGAAGTTTCATGTATGGGTAATGTGATGATTCAACCAACAATGTTTTTCTATTTAAAGAATGTACCAATGTTTAGAGGTTCATATTGGATTACCGAAGTATCACATAGCATTCAAGGAAATAAAATCAGTACTTCATTTAAAGGAACAAGAATACCATACGCATCGTTACCTGACCCTAAAGATTCGTTCTTCTCAAGTTATAGGGTTTATTTTGATAAAATAACAAACAGTGCGGTGGCTAAAGTAAAACAAGCTGATAGTTTAATAGGTTCTAATAAAAACGAAAAATCAATACAAACAGATATCGGATCCGTTACTGTTGATAACGGAGGTAAAAGTATTAATGGTGAAACATTAATATATAAAACAGGTATTAGTAGTTTTGGTATTCCATATAATGGATTTGAAGATGAGAAGTACATTCAACAAGTAAGTAATAGTGGAATATGGTTAAGAGCAATTGCGGTTGAAATGGGAGGTACAAAAAATCCGTTGGATGATAAAATAGAAATGAGTTTATTAAATGGTGTCGATAGATACGGAAATAACCAACTTAATACATTAAAAATAAAACCATTACCATTACTATGGGAGTCAGTTAAAACTGTATCAAATAGTAAATTATTCTATTCCACAAAGTTCTTATCTAATAAAATAACACCTAATAGAATCATATCTACATCAACGTTATTTAAAAACCCTGAAAACGGAAAAACGGTAACCGTACCCCCAATTAGTGAATCAGAAATGCGTATTGATAACCTAACAGGTCCGATTAGTGTTGGGCCATCAGTTGCAGGTTATGGCGTTGCATTGTCTAAAAAATTAATGATAGCATTAGGTTTAAAAGACGGTGACGTGGTGTATTTTAGAGATGATGACCTTCCTTTATACAAATAATTGAATAATAACAATATTTAGGATATTTATATTAATAAAAGAAATATTATGGAAAATAATAAATTAAATAATACGGTAGATCAATTCTTAACTCCAAAGAATGTTAAGAGAGTTTCTCAAGACGGAATGGAAAGAGAAGAATGTGATTTGATGACTGGAGAATGTTATACAATCAGAGAAAAAGACGGAATCGTTGAAAGAATAAATAAAAAATACGTCACAAACGACGGTAGACAATTATTACAAGATTAATACTATGTTAGAGCAAAAACTACAAGAAGAATTAAATCGTTACAAAGCCATTAACAAATATGGTAAAACGATGATAATGGAGCAAGACGTACCTCCTACAGATGTTCCACCAGCACCAGATGCTGCGGCACCTACGGATGTTCCTCCTCCACCACCGGCTGGCGACGTTCCTACGGATTTACCACCAACACCTGATGCTGATATGTCTATGGACACTCCACCATCACCTGAAATGGACAGTACGGAAGAAATTGATATTACAGATTTAGTTGACATGACTAAAAGTATAAAGAGAGATTTAGAGAATAAACAACAAGACCACGGTACTATTGTTAATAAAATGGATGATGTGTTTAGTAAATTAGGTGAGTTAGAACAAAAACTTGCTCAAATGGATCAAGTAATGGCTAAAATTGACCAATTAGGTGTTGAGGTTCAACAAATCAAACCTGAAACTCCTGTTGAGAAATTAGAAATGCGTTCTTTAGATTCATACCCATTTAATGAAAAACCAGCAGAATTTTTTGACCACAAACAAGGTGAAATGAGAGCTAGTGGAAAAAATGAATACATTTTAACTAAAGATGATGTTGAAAATTATAACCCAACAATAAAGGCATCGTTTAACCCAGAAGAAGAGAAAGATGAATATAGCTACTAAAGTAAAGTTCCTCTTGGAGGTTCAAGTACAATTCAGGATTAATCATTGGCAAACTAAAGAGTTCTCAAGACATAATGCATTTGGTGGAATATATGATGCATTAGGAGATTTAATTGATAGGTTTGTTGAAGAGTCAATGGGAAAATACGGTAGATTCGTTTTAGATGATGAAAGTAAAACAATCAATTTACAGAACTTAGCGGAACTTGACCTTAAAGGAATGTTAAAAACAACTAAAGACGCTTTAATTCAATTTACAGAAGAATTTGAATCTACAGATACTAATCTTATGAACATAAGGGACGAAATCTTAGGTGAAGTAAATAAACTACAATATCTATTAACATTAGAATAAAAATTAAAAAATATTAAAAAATGCAATCAGGATCAGCAGCTAGAACAGCGTCAAATACATCAACAGGGTCGTTAGCTTATATTGATGGTTTAATATCAGGGGCAACATCTCAAGGACTATATCAAATTACCTTAGACCCAAGATACGTGAATGACGCGATAGTAACCACATTAACAAATTATGGTTATAAAATTCAGACTAAGAACAATTTTATGGGTACCAATAACGATTATGTGATTAGTTGGTAATAAAAAAATACTTTAAAAATAATTCAACCCAGATTTCACAGTCTGGGTTTTTTTATGTATATTATATCATAAATGATTATTAAAATTTAAATCAAAATCACATGTCTACATTTGACGCAGTACTTGCACAGTACGAGAAAAACAAAAACGCCACAAGTGGCAATAGCAACAAAATGTCCTCAGAGGACAGAATGAAACGTTATTTCACAACCGTATTACCTAAGGGTTCTAAGGGTGAAGAAAGACGTATTCGTATTTTACCAACAAAAGACGGTTCTTCTCCGTTTGTTGAGGTTTACTTCCACGAAATTCAAGTGGATGGAAAATGGGTTAAATTATATGACCCAAAACAAGAAGGAAAACGTTCACCATTAAATGAGGTTAATGAAGCTTTAATGGGTACGGGTGTTGAGGCTGATAGAGAAGCCGCACGTCAATATCGTTCTCGTAAATTCTATATCGTTAAAGTTATAGATAGAGACCACGAATCTGACGGAGTTAAATTTTGGAGATTTAAACACAACCATAAAGGTGATGGTGTTATCGACAAAGTATTCCCAATCTTCCGTAATAAAGGTGATGTTACCAATTCTGAAACAGGTCGTGACTTAATCTTGTCTTTAACCTTAACAAAGGCAGGTACAGGAAAAGAGTACACTGTTATTAATTCAGTATTAAATGATGACCCAAGTCCATTACATACTGACGCTGACGTTGCAAAAACGTGGTTAGAAGATGAATTAACTTGGTCTGATGTTTACTCTAAAAAGGGTGAAGATTATTTGGAAATGGTTGCAAGAGGTGAGGTTCCACGTTGGGACACCGCAAGTAGCAAATGGGTTTCTAATTTGACAACAGAAGAAACTATCGGAGCACCGAAATCTTCTACTCCTGTGGTTGACCCACAAGACGATGCGGATGTAGATGGAGATCTTCCGTTCTAATTATTTAACGGGGTGGTGAAATATCCGCCCCATTTTTAAAAACAAAAACATGGCAGGTATTAAAAAAACAGATTTTTCAGCAATTAAAAAAAAATTCTCAAAAGAGGCCGAATATAAACCAGACCGTTTCTTTGATTTGGGAGATGCTTTCTTGGATGCTTGTGGTATTCCAGGTCCTGCAATGGGACACATCAATATGTTATTAGGACATAGTGATACGGGTAAAACTACAGCACTTGTAAAGGCAGCGGTAGATGCACAAAAGAAAGGTGTTGTTCCTGTGTTTGTAATTACAGAACAAAAATGGAGTTGGGACCACGCCGAATTAATGGGGTTTAATAAAGACGGAGACTACCTTTTTAATAGTGATTTTGAGTATATTGAGCAAATTACAGAATATATAAATGAACTATTAGATGCACAAGAAAAAGGTGATTTACCTCACGATTTATTAATTCTTTGGGATTCGGTTGGTTCAGTTCCATGTAAGATGACATATGATGGTAAAGGTGGTAAACAACACAATGCGTCGGTATTAGCTGACAAAATTGGAATGGGTATTAATCAACGTATCTCAGGTTCAAGAAGAACAGATAAACCTTATACAAACACGTTAATCATTGTAAACCAACCTTGGGTAGAATTACCTGACAATCCTTTTGGACAACCAAAGATTAAAGCAAAGGGCGGTGAAGCAATTTGGTTAAACTCAAGTATTGTATTCTTATTTGGTAATCAAAAAGGAGCGGGAACAACTAAAATCTCTATCACTAAAGATAAGAGAAAAGTTAAAATTGCAACAAGAACAAAAATCTCAATTATGAAAAACCACATCAATGGTTTAGGATATGAGGATGGACGTATCTTGGTTACATCACACGGATTTATGCCAGGTAGAGAAGACGCTGAAGAGAAGAAATCTATCGAGGAATATAAAAAAGAAAGTGGTGATTACATCAGTAAGATGTTAGGTGTTAATGTTACAGACATCGCAGACGTAGAAGTTGTAACAGAAGAAAGTGATCTATAAATTATTTTAAATGTCGGTTTTACTTGTTGATGGAGACAATCTACTCACAATTGGTTTTTACGGTGTCAAAAATGCTTTTCATAAAGGACAACATGTTGGGGGAATATATCATTTCCTTAATACTCTTAGGAGAGCGTTTGAGTACTACCATTTAGATAAGATTGTAGTATTTTGGGATGGACACGAAGGTTCACAAAACCGAAAGAAAATATACATTCATTACAAGGAAAACCGACGTTCAAGATTAAGGTCGGAAGAAGAATTACAATCTTATTTAAGTCAAAGAGATAGGGTTAAACAATATCTTGAAGAACTATATGTAAGACAGGGTGAATATGAATTTTGTGAGACAGATGATAACATTGCTTATTACACACAAAACTCACCAGATGAAAATAAAATAATTTATTCTTCAGACGGAGACCTCACCCAATTGGTTTCAGAAAACACACAAATTTACAATCCGTCTCACGGAAAGTTATACAAACAAAATGATACGATAGTTTATGACAAAGAAGACATCTTAATTGAAAACGTTAGGTTGGTTAAGATGATATGTGGTGATTCGTCAGACAACATTGCAGGAATTAAAGGAATGGGTGTTAAAAGATTTCTATCTTTTTTCCCTGAACTTAGAACCGAATCAATCTCAGTTCAACAAGTTAAAGAAAGGAGTGAACTTCTTTTTGAACAAGACAAACACAACAAATTAATTACAAATTTACTAACAGGTGTTACTAAACACGGAGTATTTGGGGAAGAGTTCTTTGACGTAAACAATCGTATCGTGAGTTTGGATGAACCTTTTTTAAGTGATGAGGCGAAAGAAAACATTGACCTTCTAATAAACGAGTCATTAGACCAAGAAGGAAGATCTTATAAAAACGCAATGAAAATGATGATGGACGATGGACTGTTCAATATGTTACCCAAATCAGATGACGCATGGACAAAGTTTTTAAATCCATTCTTACGTTTAACAAGAAAAGAAAAAAATAAAATAAAAACAAAAACAATTAAAGTAAAAACCAATGAGTAGAGATTACCAAAACCAAGACAACATTACGAAATTTGAATTTCTTTTGTCTTTAGAAGGACACATTGTGTGTCAAAGATTTTTTAACGTGAGAGACCACGTTGACCAAGCGAGACGTTCAATGGACCTTCACTACTATATAAAAAATATTTGTGAAGATATTTCACACGATTTGAAAATAAAAAGTTCCAACTATCTATGTGAGAATCAAAACTATATCCTTAATATGGACTCTGTGGAAAGTGATGAAACCAAAGAAAAAGAACATTTTTTAATGGAAATTAAGTTGGGGGACGATGTATTTATTCAAAGGATATTCCCCGCATATTATTACCATCCGAAAGTAAGATATACGGTAGACATTCGTCCGAGATTGAAAACAATTTTGTCAGATTTAACTGACATTTTATCAACCGAAGAATTAGAGACGAAATATCTACAACACGAGCTATAATTTAAAACATATATAAAAACAAAACATGGAAGAAAGGAATTTTGGGTATTTGGGATTTTCGTTTCAACAATCCCTAATAAAAGCGATTATTGAAGATAAGAAATATGGTGAGACCATTATTGATGTATTAGAAAGTAAATTTTTTGACAACAGTTCATTTAAATTTATTATGGAAAATACAAAGGAATTATATAAGGCATATAATAAAATTCCTGATTACAATACATTGGCACAGAAAATTATGGCTGAAGGTGGTAACAAAGACTCTTCCAAAGTTCACGTAGATACATTAGAGGCAATTAAAAATAATGAATCACAAATTGAATATGTAAAAGACACTGCACTTAATTTCTGTAAACAACAAAACTTGAAAAGAGAGTTAAAAAACGTACAGAGTATTATTGAAAGTGGTGAATTTGAAGCGTATAATAAGATTGAAGAAATTATCCAAAAAGCATTACAAGTTGGTATTTCTAATGATGAAACAACTGATGTATTCCACGATATTGATGCAGCGTTAGAACAGGACTTTAGACACCCATTACCGACAGGCATTGTGGGAATTGACAACTTACTTAAGGGTGGGTTAGGGATAGGAGAATTAGGAGTTGTATTAGCACCTACTGGTACTGGTAAAACTACCTTACTTACGAAGTTTGCAAACACGGCTTATAACTTAGGTTATAACGTAGTTCAAATATTTTTTGAAGACAACCCAGGTAATATTAAAAGAAAACATTATACTATTTGGTCAGAAATTGCTCCAGACCAACAACCAGAATTTAAAGATATGGTTAAAGAAAAAGTTGAGGAAGCACAAACAAGATCAAAAGGAAGTTTGAAATTATTGAAATTGGCGAGTGATAATGTAACTGTTTCTGAAATTAAAAATAAAATCAGAAAGATGAATTCAGATGGAATTAAAGTGGATTTATTAGTGTTAGATTATGTTGATTGTATTTCATCTGACAAATCAACAAATGGTGAAGAATGGAAAGGAGAGGGTTCGGTTATGAGAAGTTTGGAATCTATGACGGGTGAATTTGAAATGGCAATATGGACGGCAACACAAGGTAACCGTGAATCTATTTCAAGCGAAGTTGTGACTGGTGACCAAATGGGAGGTTCAATTAAGAAGGCTCAAATTGCTCACGTTATATTATCTATTGGTAAAACATTAGAACAAAAGGAACATAATTTGGCAACACTTACATTATTGAAATCACGTATTGGTAAAGATGGTGTGGTATTTCAAAATTGTAAATTTAATAATGAATTTTTAATTATTGATACGGAATCACAAAATACCTTATTAGGTCATGAACAAGACGAGGTACAAAAAAGAGCTAATAGAGTTGCCGAAGTTTACAAAAAGGCACAAGAGAAGAAGACACAAATAATAAGTAAATAAAAAAAAACAAAGTTTAGAAATGCAGAAAGGTAAAAAATTTCTGAGTGACTTGAAGTTACACTCGGACTATTTCAAATGGTTGGAAGATAAAGGAAGGTATGAAACATGGGAAGACGCATGTGAAAATATCATAGATGGACACAGAAAAAAATATGTGAACTATAAAAAAACGGTGGAACCGTATTTAGAGTCGGCGTTAGAAAGTATGAAAGATCAGGCGGTATTGGCTTCACAAAGAAATTTACAATACAGACACGAACAAATTATGAAACACAACACGAGAATGTTTAACTGTACATCAGGACACATTGCTCGTAATAGAGTATTTCAAGAGATATTTTATCTTGCATTATCTGGTTGTGGTTTCGGTGGAGGACTATCAATTCCATTTGTTAATAATTTAAGTAAAATTCAAAAAAGAACTTTAGGTACTAAAACATATGTAATTGAAGATAGTATTGAAGGATGGGCAAACTCATTGGGAGTTATTATGTCATCATATTTTGTTGATGAACAACCTTTCCCTGAATTTGCTGGATATGAAGTAAAATTTGATTATTCACAAATCAGAGAAAAAGGAGCATTCATTAGTGGTGGTTTTAAAGCACCTGGCCCCGAAGGATTAAAACAATCTTTAGAAAAGATAGAAGCGTTAATTGAAAAGTGGTTAACTAATGAAGGAAATAAAATCAGACCAATTTTAGCGTTTGATATTATTTGTCATTCGGCAGATGCTGTATTATCAGGTGGTGTTAGACGTTCAGCGTTGAATATGATTGTTGACCCTAACGATACTGAAATGATTCACGCTAAAACAGGGAATTGGAGAAATGAAAATCCACAAAGAGGTCGTAGTAATAACTCAGTTTTGTTATTAAGAAGTGAAGTTCAAAAAGAACAATTTAATTACTTGGTACAACTTAATGATGGTGCTAACGATATTGGATTCGTATTTGCAAATAGTTGGTTTGATATGTTCAACCCATGTTTTGAAATTTTAAAAATACCTGTATTAGATACTGTAGATTTTTCTAAAATCAAATATGATGATGTTGAAGAATATGTTAAAAACAATAAAGAAAAATTTGGTATTCAAGGTTGTAACTTAACTGAAATTAATGCGGAGAAGGCAACTACAAAAGATAAATTTTTAAAGGCTTGTAAAGATGCGTCTATCTTAGGTACACTACAAGCAGGATATACAAGTTTCCCTTACTTAGGTGAAACAAGTAGAAAGATTTTTGAAAGGGAGGCTTTATTAGGTGTTAGTATTACAGGTTGGATGAACAATCCAAAATTATTCAATGCAGAATTATTAGAAGAAGGTGCTCAAATGGTAAAAGACACAAATAAAGAAGTTGCTGCGGTTATTGGTATTAACCAAGCTGCAAGAACTACTTGTGTTAAACCTTCAGGTAACGCATCAGTTGTATTAGGAACCGCTTCAGGTATTCACCCTGAACATTCTGAAAAGTATTTCCGTATTATGCAATTGAATAAAGAAAGTAACACCGCAAAATGGTTAGTTGACAATATGGGATTCTTATTGGAAGAGAGTGTATGGTCATCAACTAAAAGTGATTACGTTGTTTTTGTTCCTGTTGAAAACCCAAAAGTTGGTTTATTCAAAAAGGACATGAAAGGAATTAAACATCTTGAATTAATTAAATTAGTTCAACAACATTGGGTAAATGCCGGAACTAATCATGAATTATGTGCTTACAAAGGAGTTAATCATAATACATCTTGTACCGTCATTATTGATGACAAAGATGCGATTGTTGATTACATTTGGGAAGAAAGAGATTTCTTTACTGCTGTAAGTTTTATGTCTGATTACGGAGATAAAGATTTTAACCAAGCACCATTCACTTCAGTATTGAATTTAGAAGATATTATTGAACAATATGGTAAAGGTTCAATTTTAGCGTCAGGTTTAATCATTGATGGTTTACATTACTTTAATCAAAACTTATGGTTAGCTTGTGATACTTTATTGGATAGAAGTATAACTTTAACAGGAACAAGAGAACAAGTTTTATTAAAAGAATATTGGTTATCAAGAGCGAAGAAATTTGCAAAGAATTACTTTAAAGGTGATATGAAGAAAATGGTTTATTGTTTAAAAGACGTCCATTTATTTTATAAGTGGGAAACCATCACTCGTCAATTTAAAGAAGTTAATTTTGGTGAAATTTTAGACAGACCTCAATATAAAGATATTAGTGACTTTGCGGCTCAAGCATGTTCTGGTGGAAGTTGTGAAATTACAAGTATCTAATGGTAGAAGGGGTAGATTATTACATAGATGGGAAGTCAGGACTTATGGTTCTGACTTCTCTTTTTTTATTAAAGAGAGGGTACTGTTGTGGTAATGGATGTTCAGGATGTCCTTACTTACCTCCACATCAAAAAGGGAATACAAAAATAAAAGAAGATACATAACCATTTTCGTATTGTTTATATTTATTGAATATGGCAGCAACCTACGGAATAGATTTCCCATTTAGGGATAGTTTAGAAGGAAAGTTTTTAAAGATGACTGGTACTCCCGAAAGAGAGATTAGAGCGGATTTAATACACCTCCTATTGACAAAGAAGGGTAGTAGATATTTTTTACCTGATTTTGGTACTAGATTATATCAATACATCTTTGACCAAAACGATGCGGTTACATTCGGTTTAATTGAAAGTGAAATTCGAGATTCTGTAAAAAAATATATTCCTAATTTGGATTTAACCTCAATAGTAGTTGTATCAGCGGAAGATGATCCAGACCAAATTAATTCACTACAAGAAAATGAAGATAATAGACTTTTTAGAGTTTCAAGCGATTCTGAAAAACCACATACGGCTGTAGTTAAAATTGAATATACAGTAAATAACGGAGCTTTTACGTCTTCGGATTTTATAATACTAAACATTTAAGATGAGTAAAAAAATATCATACGCAACAAGAGATTTTGCAGGTTTAAGAGAAGAGTTAGTAAATCTAACAACACAATATTATCCTGACTTGGTTAAAAATACCAACGACGCATCAATATTTTCAGTATTATTGGATTTAAATGCTGCGGTAGCAGATAACTTACACTTCCATATAGATAGAGTTTGGCAAGAAACAATGTTAGATTTTGCTCAACAAAGACAATCATTATTTCATATTGCAAAAACTTATGGTATGAAAATACCATGCAAAAGACCTTCAGTTGCGTTATGTGATTTCTCAATAAATGTACCAGTTAGAGGTGATAAAGAAGATGATAGATATTTGGGAATTATGAGATCAGGAACACAAGTATCAGGAGGAGGACAAATTTTTGAAACCGTAGAGGATGTAGATTTTTCAGACCCATTTAATAGTAAGGGTGAACCAAATAGATTAAAAATACCAAATTTCAATGCAAATAATTCATTGGTGTCATATACAATTACAAAAAGAGAAGCGGTAGTTAATGGGGTTACAAGAATATATAGGAGAGTAATCACATCATTAGACCAAAAGCCATTTTTAAAATTGTATTTACCCGAACAAGATGTGTTAGGTGTTAGTAGTATTATACATAAAGATGGTACTAACTTTGGTACTAATCCTACTTCAAATGAATTTAGTGATTTAACAAACAAATGGTATGAAGTTAAAAGTTTGGTACAGGATAAAGTTTTTGTACCGGACCCGACCGCAGTATCAGATAAAAATAATTTTAAGGCTGGAACTAATAAAATTGTTACAAATAAATTTATAACTGAATATACACCAGAAGGATATTTTTCAGTTACATTTGGTTCGGGTAATGTTGATCCATTAGACAATTTAGATAGTTATATGAATGGTACAATGAAAGTTAATCTTTCAACCTATCTTAATAATATGTCATTGGGGGCAATACCAAAATCAAGTACAACCTTATTCATAAAATACAGAGTTGGTGGAGGAAAAGATTCCAATTTAGGTGTGAATGTTATCACGAGTATTGATAATGTGGAATTAGATATCAACGGACCTCAATCTACCATTAACACACAAGTGACACAATCTATGAGGGTTACAAATGTAACTCCAGCTGTCGGTGGGGCAGATCAACCAACGATTGAAGAATTGAGAAACATGATTTCTTATAATTTTGCTGCACAAAATAGAGCGGTTACTTTAAATGACTATAAATCAATAATTGAGGTGATGCCAGCAACATTTGGAGCACCAGCAAAAGTGAACGTCGTTGAAGAAGACAATAAGGTAAAAATTAAAATTTTATCCTATGACGATAATGGTAATTTATCTGACACAGTTTCAAATACATTAAAAAGTAATATTATAGAATATCTTTCTGAATATAGAATGATAAATGATTATATTGACATTGCAAGTGGGGAAGTTATTGACTTATCATTGGAAATGGATATTGTCATCGACAAAAATGAAAACCCAACAGATGTCGTTAAAACAGCAATTAACGATACAACAGATTTCTTTGACATTTCTAAAAGAAAAATGGGTGACCCATTATTCATTGGAGATTTAATTAGACATATTGGTCAAATACCTGGAGTAGTGAATGTAATTGATATCAGGGCGTATAATAAGATTGGTGGGTTATATTCTTCATCAGAAACCGCAATGGCATACAAAGACACATTAACTAAGGAAATATTACAGTCAGATATGACCATTTTTATGAAGTCTAATCAAATATTCCAAATAAGGTTCCCTAATACTGATATTAGAGTTAGAACCAAAACATTAGGAACGACTACATATTAAAATGTTTTTTGTTTATAATAGTAGAAAATCTCCTTTTTTCTATTTATTAAAAGAATGATACAGAAGCATAGAATATCCACAAACATTGGGAAGGACCAAATAGTCAATCTTGAATTAAAACAAGATTTTGATTTTTTGGAAGTTCTATCGTTAAGATTCACTCAAAAGGATGTTTATTCATCTATGTGTTCGGATTATGGGGTTGTGTGTGGTCGTATTTCAGTTAATAATGGTTTGGGCGTACCAAATGCCAGAGTATCGTTATTTATTCCACAATTAGAAATTCATTCAAATGACCCAGTTATATCTGCATTATATCCCTATACTGAAATCGGGGGCAAAGATAGTAACAATTATAGATACAATTTGTTACCATCAAGAAAACAACATGGCGGACATGAACCCACCGGTACATTCTTTGACCAAGAAGATATTTTAACAAGAGAAGAAGTTTTAGAGGTGTATGAAACTTATTATTCGTATACAGTTAAAACAAATAGTTCTGGTGATTTTATGATTTGGGGAGTTCCATTAGGACAACAAACAATTCACGTTGATGTTGATTTGTCCGATATTGGTTGTTTCTCTTTAAGACCTTACGATTTCATGAGACAAGGTGATGGAGTGGATAAATTTAAAAACAAATACACATTTAAATCATCTGAAGATTTAAGTACGTTACCACAAATTGTTTCATTTGATAAAACAATTGAAGTTTATCCTTTTTGGGGTAATGATGATTTTTGTGAAATTGGTTTAACAAGAACTGATTTTGATTTATCAGAGAAAGGAATTAATATAACACCAACAGCATTTATTATTGGTGGAATATACGGTGATAACGGTAAAAGTGCAGTTAATAAAAACTGTAGACCCAAAAAGAAAATGGGTAGAAAATGTGATTTGGTTGCCAAATCTGGTAAGATTGAAGCAATTAGATTTACACCAAAAAAAGAGACCATAATAATATCCGGAACATCAATTACGGCACCAATATTAGAAGAGGTTAATTTAGAAGAAGATATACCCGACGACGGAGGTTTTGTGTTTCCAATTGAAATGAATATGGATTATGTTTATACAAATGAGTTTGGTGAAAATGAAATTACTAATGATCCAAATAAAGGTGTACCAACTTCCGCGTGTTATCGTTTTAGAATCGGTATGAACGATAATGATTTAAGTAGAGCAAGAGCTAACGCTGACTACCTAATTCCAAATATTAGAGAATTTAATTCATCTGAAAGTGAGATAGATGCGTCATATTATTTCGGTACACAATGGAGTGGATATCCAACAAATGCCGTTAGCACTAATTCTAATTACGGTATTTTATATAGTGAAATGGGAGAATATTATCCAAGAGATTATTTTTATAGATTTAATTATAATAAAGTTTATACTGTTTCATCGTTTCATAGTAATTACCAAGTTGGTGGAAATTTTGCAAACATAAATGAATTACATCCATCAGAGGAAGAGGATTGTGGAGATAAACTAACACCACCATCAAATTTTGGATTTAAGAATTATACATTTACATTATTAATTGCAGATTTTCTTTTATTATTAGATTATGTATTAAAACTTATTATTCTAACAACGTTAAATATTTTAGTAAAAGATATTTTAGGTCCATTTGCGGAATTATTAATTGATATTGGTGTAACTAAAGGTGCGGGTAGAGATTTAAGAAGATTTGTAAGTAATATGCAAATAGATAACACAACAAAATTATCATTAATAAATTTTCCAGAATGTACTGAATGTGCACAAGATGTAAGTATTGTTGCGGAAGAGGGATGTGCATTGTACGACACAGTATATAATGATGCGATAATAACGGGTGTTTATGTTGATAATGGTATTGGAGGAAGAACGTATAAACCAAGTCCATCCACCGGTGATAAAGTAGTTGCGACATTATTGGCGGGTGGTGATTCTATGACCCATATACCATTTCCTAATTATAGTTCAAATAAAAATATAAGAGATATTGAAAGTGAAGTTTTTAGTAGACTACCAATTCCGGCCAGCCATAGAAGCGAATTTATGAATGGTATTTTTTATATAGTACCAGGTACTCACACATTGTCTAGATTGATTAAAATAATAAACGAATATTATAGAAGAAAAAGAGTTGGAAAGATGTTTTGTGGTGGAATTGTGAATTACGCATTTATCGATAATTGGTTATCCGGCTCATTGTATTTCACTCAATTCAAAGCTAAAAGAGTAATAACGGCAATTAATCGTAATAATCAAAATACCGCAAATTATTGTAGAGACATTGCACGTCTAGTGGTCGGACAAAAAAGACTATATTATTGTTCGGCCCCAACATCAAATGGGTTATCGTTTAGTGTAGATAATATAAAAAAACCAACAACATTTGTTGATTTAGGTCCAAGAGATGAATTTATTAAAGAAATTTGTATTGATCCAAAATTAGACCCAAACTGTTCAGTATCACGTTCAATCGGTGCGACATCATATCAAGATTTAGGTGAATTATTAGGGTTAGCAATTAACTATAGAATGGATGTTGCAAATGCTAACGGCAATTTAAATATGTTTTTTGATAATAAAGGATTTTCAAGTGGAGTAGGAATATCAAATGTTTTAGATGGTGATATTTTACAACTATTATCTATAAATAATGAAACTGGAATTGAAGAATTTGATTTACAAAATCCACAATATCTCGGATACCAATTTAATGTTTTAGATCCGGAAGAATATCCACAAGTTTTTAAAGGAGGAACATCAATTTACGGACCATTACCTCTTACATTGGAATTATCAGAAGATGGACAAAGAATTAGATCTTGTTTAAATGAGCCTGGTAGATTAACTGAATCGTCACAAAATGTCCCATTTTATTTATGGGATAAAAAAGGAAATGGATTTGGTGATTATGGAACAAATAAAAATAATCAATCATGGGATTATAGTGGAGTACAATCACAACCTTTACAAGGTATGACATATGGATATAGATATACGGAATCACCTAATGACCCATCAGACCAATATCTTTTATTACCGATGACATATACATTTAGCGGTTTAACTATAACGGGAAATAGTGAAATATCAGGAACAACTATAGAATTTGATGTGATTTCAGATGTTGACGACCATACAAGTTATGACACACAATATCCTGGATTTACTTATTTATTTGCTAATTCGGAAACAAACCCAACATCAGGAACATTATATACAAGATATGGTGATGCTGGCACTTGGCAATCTACAAATTGGACTAACACGACATTTACAATTAAAAGAACACAAGATTATTATAGTGGAAATAAACAAATACTTTCAACCCCATTCCAATTTTACTTTGGATTAAATGCGGGTAAAACAGGTATGGATAAATTTATTGACCTATTTGGTCCAAAGGGAGCATTCCCGTCAGCTGAATAATGGAAAAGAAACAAATCATATTACCAAGTAAAAAATTCGCAAAGGCGGATGACCAAGAATTAGAATTAAAACTAAATCTTGACAATAGTGATACACTTATGCGAATAGGTGAAAGGGACATAATATTAGATATAGATGAACAATATTATAAAGAACGTAATGAAAGTATAAATTATAAGATATATGGAAAGTTAAAAATGGTTTTTCGTAATTTATATTCTGGATCGACACCTTATTCTTATTTAAAACAAAGATTATATTTAACGGGTGACGGTAGTAACATACAAGATAGTACTGTTTTTGATGGTTATTTACCATATGACGAATTTGCATTTTTAAGAAGAGACGTTTATAGAGAAGTTAATTTACCGGTAACGGGAAATACATTAGGTACCTTTACACCAAACATAGTAAAATCAGGATCAACAGCACACACAACCGTAACACCAATATCGGCACCATACCAAAACTGGAATTTATATTTAAGTTATGTTTATAGTGGTGATAGTGAATTTAAAATGGACTATACGCTAACAGGCGGAACTAAAGTTAGTTTCACCGCTAAAGATGGTATTCCATTTAGAGTCGTGGATTATACCACATATTATGAATTAACATCACCAGTTGAACATGGAATGAGCGAAGGTGAACATGTGGTTCTATCTGGTAGTACATTAACAGGATTAACATTAACAGGTAGAACCTTTTATATCAATTCAGTTGGTAATGAAACGTTTGATTCTAAAAAATATGTCATTAATATTATAAAGTCACAAATAAAAACGGGAACAACATTCAGTACAATTATGTTAGGTAAAAGATGTAAAGATTTTAATAACATTGTTGCTTCAACTTCCAAATATTATGTTCACAAACATAAAACATTAACTAATGAAGGTGGATATATAATGGATTCACTTGGATTTGAAAGTCCAGTGTTTGAAGACGAGAAAAAAATACTATTTGAAAATAGTGTAGGTACAAATGATGTTATAGTTGAAAGAAATAGAATGGAATCTGTTTTATATGATTTTAAGGAACCATTAAAATTAAGTGGATTAACAAATAATTTAGGATTTAGTCCAACAAATGTTTTTGTTACTGCAATTTTTAGAAATGGAAATGGATATTTTAATTATCCACCAAAGGTTGGATATAAATTTCATTTTCACGATACATGGATTGATGAACATTTTAGTGGAACCACATCAAACGAAATTGGATTAACGAGTACGTCATTTACTGGAAACACAAATTTACCTGGATACACTGGATTTACATTTTTAAGTGGACAAACATTACCAATAGGTTCAATATTAAATGGTGCCTTTGTTGAATATAACCCAAAAGAAATGACTGAGAGAATTGTAAGTGAATCATTTCATAAAATCACAAATCCAATAACAATATTTAATCACGGACAAACATCGGGTTCAACATATGCGTCATCAACAAATTTAGAAGGATTAATATATCAACCACATTATAGAATTAAATTAAGGGAATTATCACCATATACCGAAACTGCAAATACTAATGATATTTTCAATTTACCTGAAAATGCAAAGTATGACCCATATGATAAAGTTTGGAGATGGAGAGATATATATGATCACGGTTACGTTGATTCCGATGGATTCGGAACAGATTTTCCTTTTATGAATGGTAATCATTATGTTAAAGCAAACATTAATTTCTATTTAAGAAATGAAAGATATTATAAAAATAAATCAAATGGAATAACGAGTTTCATGGATATAAATAATAAAAATAGTAATTCAGATTGTTAACATGAAAATATTAAGAAAAGATACTGATTTAAATATATTATTAAATACTGAAACTGATTTTCAAACAAATCTCGGTTGGGAAGAAAATTTGAAAGAATTTGAAACCGAAGTGTTAAGTGATATTATTAATCCAATTGAGAATTACGAAACGGTTAGATATATCCATAAACCATATTTATCTGATGGTGTAGCGCAAACCGATATTTGGTTTTATTTTTATTTTTTAAGTGATGGAACATATACTCAAGATTATACCCCACAAGGTATAAGTTCACAAGAAAATGAAAGTATGTTGAAACAGGCCACCGAAAGTTTTTTTAGATTGGAATTTTTTAAAACACCAGGAACCGTCTCAGGTAATGTATTAACATGTGAACCACCAACAAGACAAAATAGAAAATTAATATTTGCAAAAAATTTGTCGTTACCGTTAGGTGAAAAAATGTTTTATAATTCACTTAATGGTTATATACATTTACCTGTTTTTAGAGGATCAAATTATAGTAACAAAGAAAATATGTATTTCTTTTGGTTCCAAGATGAGAGTGTTTTAACTGAAACAAATTTAAGTGGTACAACGACAAGTAACACCTTTTTTATGACAGCAAAGTTTTATAACGCAAAAGAAGGTACAATTTTAGATTTTACAAATGATAGTTATAGTACGAGTCACACTATTACTGAACAAAATGATATGTACTACCAAGTTGATATTGATAAAAGAGATTATTCATACCAAGTTTACAAATATAACGGAATTAGTAGAGGGACAAAATCAGGAATAACAAATACCCCGATAAAGTTTTATGAAAAGAATTAACCATACCATTAGAAGAAAAAAAATACCTGAAGTGAAATTAGTTTCATTAACGGGAAAGACATGGTATGATTCTAATGATACGCCGATTTCATGGACGGGAGCGACCGACTTTTTAGCTACCGGATTTACACCCGACACAGGTTTTTTAGTTTTTAATGTAACAGGTGGTACCGTAACAAGTGGATATTATAAATGGAATACACCAACAACAGGAGACACATGGAATTTAATTATTGGTACTGGTACGACAGAACAAGAAATAGAAACACATATTAATAGTCAAGTTTATGACGATTTCCAACTACCATTATTTTTAGAAGCAACGGCCGATGAAATGGGAGATATGGTTGAGTTTGATAAAAATATTGGACATAATAAAATTAGTGCAAACTTCGCATATGAAAGTGTTTGTACTGAAACTGGTAGCACAATAACAATTAACAATACAACAACGTATCAATTAGTTAATATCATTTTAGCTAATGATACAAATCCAGACGGAACAACGAATGTAACAGGTGTTAGAAATTTGACATCTGAATACCCCCAACAAATTAAGAACGAATTGTCTGAATATATAATAATTGACGGACAAGATTTATCAATATCGGGGTCATCATTTACGGTACATTGGGGAGACGAAACCACATCACCAATTGGAATTAATGGTAGTGTAACAAAATCATTTGATGTTGCTGAAGAGAAAACAATTAGAATAGTTTTTGAATCACCGTATCTAACAAATCAAGTTGTTAAGGTTGTTAATTGTGGTGAAAGTGCTGCGAGTTATATGAGAATTAATACTGAAGACCTCAATCCTATTAAAACTGAAAATAATAATTACATAAATGTCGATTAGAACCAAAAACTAATATATTTATTAGTTAATCAATAGTTATGGCAGGAACAGATATACCAATTAGTGAATTACCCTTATTTGAGGGAGACATATCAGGTTCATGGTTAATTGTAAATAATTCCGGTCAAACGGTAACGTCTAGAATTAAAAGAGAATTATTTTTAACTGGATTTAGTGATGGAAGTAATGGTACATCTGGAACATCAGGAATAGGGTCTAGCGGAACAAGTGGTTCAAGTGGAACAAAAGGTGACACGGGAAATAATGGAACAAATGGTTCATCAGGTTCATCAGGTATTTCTGGAACAAGTGGAACTTCTGGAACATCAGGTAGTGATGGGGAGGCCGGAGCTCAGGGTAATCAAGGAAATCCAGGAACACATGGTACATCAGGTTCTAACGGAACCAACGGTTCTTCAGGTTCTAGTGGTTCTAACGGAACAAATGGTTCTTCAGGGTCTAATGGAACCAACGGTTCTTCAGGTACATCAGGTGATTCTTTATTTATATCAGGTGCAGGGTATTATTACACAACAAACAATTTAGAAGTAACAGGTTCATTTAAAGTTAAAGGTGCGATTACGGCTGACGAACTTTATATGACATATGTTACATCATCTGTTTTATATTCATCAGGTTCAACAAAATTTGGTGATACCAATGACGACACACATCAATTCACAGGTTCAATTTATATTACAGGATTAACATCAGGATCAACATCAACAGAAGTTATTGTTTATAATACAACATCAGGTAGATTAGAAACAAAAACAAACGCATCAACATCAGGTTCATCTGGTTCTAATGGAACAGATGGTTCTTCTGGTTCTTCAGGTTCTTCAGGTTCATCTGGTTCTAATGGAACAGATGGTTCTTCTGGTTCTTCAGGTTCTTCAGGTTCATCTGGTTCTAATGGAACAGATGGTTCTTCAGGTTCTTCAGGTTCTTCAGGTTCATCTGGTTCTAATGGAACAGATGGTTCTTCTGGTTCTTCAGGTTCTTCAGGTTCATCTGGTTCTAATGGAACAGATGGTTCTTCTGGTTCTTCAGGTTCTTCAGGTTCATCTGGTTCTAATGGAACAGATGGTTCTTCTGGTTCTTCAGGTTCTAATGGAACTGACGGGTCTTCGGGAAGTAGTGGAAGTAATGGAACAGATGGTACTTCAGGAACTAGTGGTTCTAACGGAACAGACGGTAGTTCAGGTTCTAATGGTTCATCAGGTTCCAATGGTACTGATGGTAGTTCTGGTACTAGTGGTTCTAATGGAACAGATGGTACTAGTGGTTCATCAGGTAGTAATGGTACTGACGGGTCTTCAGGGTCTAGTGGTTCTAATGGAACAGACGGAAGTTCAGGAACTTCAATTACAACATCAGGTACTAACAATAAAGTAGTTAAATTTACTTCCTCATCAACTGTAGGTGACTCATCAATAACAGATGACGGTACAACAGTTACTATTGGTGGTAATTTAATTGTATCTGGCACAACTACAACAATCAATTCAACAACACTTGAAATTGGTGATAATATTATATCGTTAAATGGTTCAGGAGCCGCAAATGCGGGTTTGGTTGTTAGGGATGCAACTACCGCATCATTAGTATCAGGTTCGTTATTATGGAATACAACAAATGATTATTGGATGGCTGGTCCTTTGGGGTCCGAATCAAAATTATTAAGATTAACTGATGGTGTAATATCAGGTTCATCACAAATATCATTCACCGGTATTACAGATGTTCCACCAGGTTTGGTATCAGGTTCTTCACAAGTATTGGGTGGAACAACTATACATTCAGGTTCATTTTTTAATGGTATAAGTGTAGTGTCCGGTTCAGGTCAAATATCATTCAATGGTATTATCGACAAACCATCTTTAGTTTCAGGTAGTTCACAGATTACATATAGCGGTTTGAATGGAATACCTTCAGGTATTGTGTCTAGTTCAATACAAATAAAAAATTATGGAGATTTTGCAACAACTGGTTCAAATACATTTAAAGGAAATCAAATAATTTCAGGATCATTATCTGTTACAGGTAGTGTAAGTGCTGCTGCGTATTACGAAGTATCAGATATTAGATATAAAGATATTATATCAGTTAATCCAAATGTGGATTTATCAACATTAGATGTTATACAATTCACATTAAAAGGTGATAATCAAGTAAGATATGGTTATTCGGCTCAAAGTGTTAAAGAAGCTTGTTCTGACTTAGTCGTTGGTGATTTACCAATGAGTGTCAACTATAACGATGTCCATACTCTCAAAATACATCAATTGGAAAATAAAATAAAACAATTAGAAAATAAAATAGAGTCATTGTATGTCATTATCATGGACAGGGATAACCAAAAATAAAATATTAACTGATAGTGATATTAATAGAGCCGCTGAAGATGGTTTTTTAACATCAAAAACAACGATTCCAACAACAGATAAAGGAGTTACAAAAGAACGTGCACTACAATATATTAATATTAATCCCCTACATGTTTCATATAGTGAAAAATTATCCAATCAATTAATTACTAAAGAAGATATTAAAAAACCTTGTGACGAATGTACATCATATAATATCGTTATTAATCAGAGTGATTTAAACAATATATCAGGTGAAACCGATAATAAGATTTATTTATATTATTATCCTTGTGGAACTTATAGTGGTGAGACATCATATCTAACTTTTTCATATCCAGGAACATTTACAGATTATATTTGTGCTCAAAGTTGTGCCGATACAGAACCATATTTATTTTCAAATTATGATGGAGGTATGACATTAACAGATTCAAGTTATGTTGAATTAGCGGGCAATTGTGCATTATCAACATTAAGAACAACATTAGTTTGTTCAGGTTCATTAACATACAATGTTGCGACACAAGGATATAACACCCCAACACAACTTTTTGAATTAAATCAAACTTATGGTAATGTAGATATTACAATTAACATTAGTGGAAATACAAACTCAAATAATGAAATATTCGTCGGTAATGTAGCTGAGAGTTATGGTACCACATACGCATTTGGTACGGGGGCTCAAAGTATATCTGATACGGTAGGTTTCATTAGTAATGACACAAAAACAACATTAGACGTTGTGGTTTATTCAACAACAACGGGTAATACATTTACACCATTTAATGTGGTATTTACCGCGTCATGTCCTGACGGTGTTGATTGTTCAAGTGCAACAACAGGTACAACATATTATAGTGGGACAACAATTAACGTAACGGCAATAGGAAATATTAAATATGATACCATAAATGGATTTGTATTTAGAAATATAACATCAACAGGCACATATACGATTAATGATTGTATATTAATTAATACATTATCACCAGGTTATCCACTAATTAGTGTTGCGGCATATAATAATGTAGTAACAGGAAGTAGTTGTAATTCAATTACAGTAGATACGTCAGGTTCAGAAACATCATCAACAGGAACAACAGTAAATTGTAGAACCATAACATTTAATGCAAATCAAGAATATAGTGACACCGTATCTTGGATAGATTGTGACGGATTTTTTCAATCAAGATTTGTTGAAAGAGGAACCACATTCACAACCACGGCACTAGGGAATTTTTATCAAATATTATAACATGAGTACAACATATACACCCATACCTGTAAAACAAATAAGCACCAATTTCGGAACGGTTAATAAAGTTATTTGGTTTGATGTTACAGGTATAACAGGCACGTTTGCGGTTAATTTATTTATCACACCAAATCAATCAACAGATATTAATATTGTAATATTTAATAAAGGGAGTAATGAAGAAATGTATAGAAAAACATATAATAAATCATCTGATAGTTCAGTTATAACTGATACTGTCAAATTAAGACATGTTCCTGGTCAAAAATCGGAAACTTACGGAATTAAAAGTTTATAAAAATGAGTATAACCGGAGGTACATTTAGTATTGATTGTTTAGAAAGTGACGTCACATCATCAACAAACGATTGTGGAGTTCAAAAAACTTTAACATGGTCTAATGCTGGAACTAAATCAAACATACAAAGTTATTTCTTCAATTATAATCAATTAAATAACAAAATTCCGGTTTATGTTTTCATAAAACCAAAAGTCAAAAAGTTATTTAAATTTACATTCACACCAGGTTCAAATAACGGTTCAAATATTACTATTAATATTAATCAAAAAATAAACGGTGTTTATACGTTAGTAGATGTTGAAAATTTAAATACACTATCTACTGAGACTTCAAAATATATTACACTTTATTTTGATGAAAATAAAAATGATGACATTTCACTAACTTTAGATATCATTACATCAGGTGGAACGAGTGGACAAATGTATTGTGAAATTGATTGTGACCCTGTAATAATAAGTGCTGAATTTTGTACTGGATTTACAAGCCCAAGTTATTATTGTACAACATGTCCAACAGTTGTAACATTATATAGGGCTAAAACACCAAATTTACCACCAATAAATGGTATTTTGGATATTAATTCCGGATTTAGTAATTTCTCACCTTTCACGACAGGACCTTGGTATTTGGATAATGGATTAACAATTGAAGCACCTTCAGGTGTAACATATTCTTATGCTTCTGGAGATATTGAAAAAAGATCAATATACACATATAATCCATCTACACATTCTTTTGTATTTCAGTCAAGTTGTATTGGAGCTTCATTAGGTTGTGGTAATAGTTCACAAACACATTATATTAGTGGATATACATACACACATCAATATATTCCAATTGTAAATCCATTAGCAAGCAACGGATTAAAATATTCAGTACAAGATACTATTTTTACTTTAGAATCTAGTTACAGAATTGTTCCAGTAACGGTTACATACACAGGTACCGCTGATGACGTTTGTTTTTCAATTGGTGATGGCGTAAATAACAACACTACCGGAAAGGTAAGTTATACCGAATCATATAGTAGACAACAACCATATTTTATAGGTTTTATCGATGTAACATCAATTAAAATTCCTAAAACATCAAAAACTAAAACAATATATGTTGTAACTAATAGTGGACAAGTTAGAGTTAGAATTGCCGTCGGACAAAATAAATCATATAACGGAGCATCAATTACAACATCAATTACTGTCGGATGTGGAGACGAGATTTACGGATATGATATGGGAGTTCACCCTTATTCACCATATGACTCATATAACAATCCAATAGCGGTAACTAAATTATGGTCAAATGTATCAATTTCAAATTGGAGTGGATCAACAAATAATTACACTATAAAAGGAACTAATGTTTATAATGATAGTTTATTAACATCACTTGCTTTACCGTATTTTTACGGTGATAATGTTAGAACGTCACCCACAAATAAAGTATATCAAGTTGGAAATATATTAAAAAGAGAATTCGGTACACATACCGACTATAAAGTAACTAAAAAATTATTTGGACCAAGAAAAACGTCAGACGTGGTTACAGGACCAAAAGATTTTACAAATCTTAAGAATAGAGGCGATGAAACATTAATAGCAAATGAATTATTAGTACCAACAGGTGTTGAACCGTCAATGACTGGTGTTGGTTTAGTTAATAAAATTTTATCAACATCAGATTATCTACAACCATCGGTTTACAAATATCATTTAGGGTACACTTCGGGTTATACGGAAACTAACGCTAATAATCCATTTTTCAATGCGTGGAATTTTGCGAATGAAACTTCTTCCGGTATTACAGGTGTACAACATATGGTGATAAAACTTAATAAAGGATACATTTTAGGTTCTGGAGTTCCCGAATTATTTAAATTATTAGAAGATGACGCAGGGGTTTATGCGGCTTTAGGTGGATCTGTTTTATCTGCGGGATTTGTTTATGGGTTTACGGCAAGTATAATAAAAACTTCGGCTTTAATAAGCGGTGGTGGATCAATAGCAAGTGCCGGAGCATCTGTATTTGTACCAATTGTTGGTTTAGTTATTGCAGTTGCGGCTTTAGCGTTTTTTTTAATTTTGGCTTTAACAGCACAGACAAAAGATTTTAAAGAAAAATTTAGTTATTTTTTCAGTAGATACGCAACAACACCATACATAACAACCGGATCAACAATTTATAAAAAAGACGATTTATCTTCATGGGATAGAGGTATATATAATGATGGAGCGTATTTTTATAATATTCCGTCTAATTCAAGTGACGGAAAACCAACAACAAAAACATTATCATATACAACTAAAAATTCCATAAATGAATATTCACTAAATGTTATAGATACGTCTAAAACAAATTATATCACAGAAACACTTAAATTGTGGTTTCTATCTTACACTGCGGGATATCCTGTTAAATATACAACAACCCCAACCACATACTCAAGTAATTCATTAACAATAACGTACACTCAAGGTAGTTCAATAGTTGGGGAATTAAATAATCCATTACCGATTATATATACTATACCTGAAGGATTTATAACATCAACAGTTTCACAAAATGATGCCGATAATCAAGCGGCAGCATATCTTTCTTCACTATCAGGAAACACAATTGATACATTATATTCTTATGAAGAAAAACCCGGCGTTACTGACATAGAATTAAATTTCACACATGAAATAAAATCTGAAAACTTACCAAATTTAACGGTAATAAATTATGATAATTCAAATGGATTAGGTATTACTATTGGTAAGAAATTATATTATGACGTTCATGGTGACTCAACAGCATTAAATGGTTATTATTCTTTAGTTGGAACGAGTCCATTCAGAACCATATACAAAATGGTAAATGGTGTTGTAACCGATGTTTTAATATGGCAAAATAGTAATGATGCGACAGTAACATCGGCAACAACTGGTACCCATAACATATCAACAACAAATCTTGATCATACAAGTGCATGGTATATAGACTCATATGATTATAGTTTATTAACTTTAAGTTTAGAAAATAATATTGACGGATTAATTACAAATTGGAATACAAATACATTTTACACAGGAGCAACTACTGGTGCAACAGTCAGTAGAGGTTTTGTGGATAATAGAACTGAACCTACAAGTTTTTTTCTTTACAATAATAATTTAACCGGAACAGGATATACCGAGGCCTCGGATTCAATTTATAGAGAGATTTTTCCATTTAGTAGTGGTAAATTTACATATCGTAATCCTTTTACGATTTTAATTAATGCAGAAGAAATTAGTGACCTTGATAATGATGATAATGGTATAAATTTTTATTTAACCGATATTAGTGGTAACACTGTACCATCATACGTTGGTGTTACTTTTAATGTTAATATTTTTACAGGGTCAACGAGTTTACTTACATCTGAAAAAATAACAATTGGTCCAAATGAAACGAATCAGTTTTTATATTTAAATATCCCTCAAACAGGAGGTACACTAACGTCATACAACATAACAGATTATGAATCTGAAAACCCGTTTGATAAAATAACTTTTATTCAAAGTGGATTTACACAAAGTACGGGTGTGACTGCTTGTGAATATTATACGGGAACAACATATATTGTCGATTCATATGGTTATGTACAATACAATAGATTTAATACGATTAATAATGGTTTTATAACTGAAGTTATTTATGTCTCTGAGGCTATATATGAAATTACAGACCCAATTCAATATCAATCATTAGTTCCTGTTGTAGATACTGAAACGTATTATCCACCCGCAAATATTAGAATTTTAGAAACAGGAGTTTGTTATGTCGTACCAACACCAACTCCAACACCAACTAATACGGTTACACCAACTATAACTCCAACCAATACACCAACTCCAACAGTAAACTGTTCATTCGGTGTTAGTGTTGCAATATTAAGTCCAACTCCAACACCTACCAATACACCAACCCCTACTAATACACCAACTAATACGGTTACCCCAACTGTAACTCCAACTAATACTCCAACACCAACTGTAAACTGTTCATTTGGTATTAGCATTGTTGTGTTAGCACCAACTCCAACACCTACGACAACAAATACGGTAACACCAACTAATACCCCAACTAATACTCCGACCAATACGGTAACACCTACTAATACACCTACCAACACACCAACTAATACTCCGACTAATACTGTAACACCAACTAATACTCCGACCAACACACCTACACCAACCAATACACCAACACCAACTGTAAACTGTTCATTTGGTATTAGCATTGTTGTGTTAGGACCAACCCCAACCCCAACTGCGACTAATACTGCAACGCCAACCAACACACCAACTAATACTCCGACTAATACTAATACACCAACTAATACTCCTACTAACACACCTACTAACACACCAACCCCTACTAACACACCGACAAATACGCCAACTAATACCCCAACTAACACACCTACATCGACCAATACCCCTACACCAACTAATACCCCAACACCAACAGTAAACTGTTCATTCGGTATTAGTATTGTTGTGTTAGGACCAACCCCAACACCTACCCCAACTAATACAGTAACTCCAACCAACACACCTACTAACACACCTACTAACACACCTACTAACACACCAACAAATACGGTAACACCTACTAACACACCAACTAATACACCAACTAATACTCCGACCAATACACCAACACCAACAAATACTCCGACCAATACTCCAACTAATACTCCAACTAATACCCCAACTAACACAGCGACACCAACTAATACTCCTACAGGAACACCAACTCCTACACCATCACTACCGGCATTAACGGTAAGTAGCAGTTCAACGGTTCAAACATGTTATGATGATAGTACTGCCGCATTTACATTAACCGCAAGTGGTGGTAATGGTGCACCATATGAGTATTCAAGAGATAATGATAATTGGCAAGCTAGTGGAACATTTAGTAGTTTAGCTGGAGGCACATACACTGGTTATGCTAGAAATAATAATAGAGTTGGAACTGTAGCTTCAGTTTCAGTTGGTAACTTAGCAAAAACCGCACCAAATGCGACATTTACAATTACAAATGTAAGTTGTAATGGTGGTTCAAATGGTTCAATAGCGGTAACAGGTGGGTCAGGTGGGTCAGGAACTGGATACAGCACTTCAATAGATAATGTTACATATTTTGCGTTAGATAAAACATTTAATTCATTAACTGCTGCAGCACATTCAGTTTATGTTAAAGATAGTTTAGGTTGTGTACATTCATATTCACAAACAATAACACAACCAACAGTACAAACTGCAACAATAACATCGGTAGTTAATGAAACGGTACCAGGAAACGGATCACTTCAAGTAACCTCAACAGGTGGAGTTTTCCCTAAAACTTATACATTATATAAAGACACCACCGCAACTTCTTACACTGATTACGATTATGCAAATGATACTTTAATTGTTAATACACTTAACGTACCAGGATCGTCACCATCAGAGGGATATGCTTCATTAGGTTGTGGTTATTATTACTTAAGAGTGACAGACGCAAATGGATGTGTTACATATTCATCACATAGTGAAATCATATGTGCATCACAATTCGCATATACCGTTGTATCCGGTACATACCCGGTAACAAGTAATGGTACCGCGACAATTACAGTAACAAATACTAGTGGTGCAACTAAATATATATGGTTATATGGTAATTCAACATTCGCCAGTTCAGGAACGTTATCTGGATATGGAGTGTTAGATCCATCAGGAGCGGCATCCTCATATAGTATTTCAGTGAATATCACCGGTCCTAACCAAACGACATATTCAGGTTATTGGGCATTACCTAGTGGAGCAAATTATACTTTCAATGTCAATAAAACTTCACCGTCTTCTGGTGGTGTATTCCAATTACAATATGACGATTCAACTGCGGGAACAAATAAACGAAATATTACTCAAATTATAGATTAAGGATATTTATTATAAAAGAAATAAAAATTTAAAAAATGCCAGTATTTTTACCAAGTTCTCAAGTTAGTGTACAATTAACAGGAACATCATCAGTACCAAATAATTTTACAGTTGAAATCTATAGATGGGATGTCGCAACTGATGCTGCGGTTTATGATAGAACCATTGTTACAGGTTTAACTAAAACCGCAACTTCATCGGTAAATGGTGGCACATTACTTAATGGTTATGGAATTTCAGGTATAACAGGTTTAGATAACTATGTTAAATTAACAAGTACAACCTCATGTAGTACAACTGCAACACAAGACATTACAACGGCAGCATTAACGGTGTATCAACCAAATACAGGAACATTCACCAACATATATAACGGTTACCCTACAACAGCACAAGTTAATACTTTTAATCAAACAGGTACAGGTTATACATACAATGGGTTTTCGGAATCTAATGGAAAGATTGTAGGTAATTACGTTGTTGGTACTTTTGATACTTTATCATATATAGATGCTACAGGTTTTACATTATCTTATGTGAGTGGAACATCGGGAGGAGTCACAGTTTATGGCGATTATCAATACGGACCATTTAGTAGTTTTTCTATCACTAAATCAGGTAAAACGTTTACATTAACGGGTAGTGCTAATACATCATTAGATTCTGATCCTGTTTCCATAAAAGGAACCATGAGGTTAACACATAACTCAACAACTAATTATGTTGATTTTGATTATTGGTATATTCCTGCGGCCGTTTAATCTATCCCTTTATTTACATTAAATTAATCTTTATATTACCTAAAACCTAATAAAGATATTTATAGGTGTAAATAATTTATATGTCAACTTTTTTTGGAACACTTACTGGATTCACAATTCCATATACGAACATATCGTCAGACACACTAACACCAAATAGTGGTTCGGATTATTTAAATGACTATGAATATAACCCTGCAACGGGTTATACCACAACAGGTTTCACCTATTTAGGTATTGGTGGTAGTAAGTTATCCGAATTAAAAAAATACGGAGCAACAGGATACACACAAACATTAACAAGTGGATCAATAACAGGAGGGACAACTTGGACAGGTTATACATTTGATTATACATACAATACAACTGGTTCCACAAGTTTACAATATAGAGATTATTCTGATGGGTACACCATGATTACAGGTAGCACTACGGGGTTTACCAAGGAGGAAGTGATTAACTATACCCTAACAAGAAACGAACATTTCTTGGGGTTTGTGGAACAACCAACCGTTTATTCGGACATTTTTGTGGAACGAGGTAAATTGGGAGTTATGGAAAGGAACTTCAGGTTAAGTGAAATTGATAGTATGGGTGAATTGAGTATATATGGAAATGGGTATTTTAAAGTTAGAAAACAATAAGATTTATATTTATTAATAAAAGAAAATGGCAGTAGGATCATATGGTATTGTAAGACCCGCAGACGTATCACCAGCAGACGTAGAGATATTATATCATTACGTTTCAGATAGAACTGCGAACGTTACACCAACATTAACAAAATTAGACTCGACAGCAATATTAACACCGGTGTTTCATAATGAAACGACAGGTGGAGTTGCAAACAAAGAAATTTTAGGTGGATTATATAATTTAAAATTACAAGCAGGACAATTCTCCGAATTGGGAATTTACACATTACATTTACGTCCTAAACAAGTTAGGACAAATATTATGGATTGTGGAGTTTTAGCTTCACTTCCATCAGTTAGAGGATTGGTTATTGACATTGGTAATGTACCGGTGGACGACCAAGGAAAATTCACACCACAAGGTTTAGTTGGTTATAGAATTGAATACATTAATAATAATAATAATCAAAAAGTTCCAAACTTTTATAGATTGGTAACTTCTTCTTTTTATTGTGTACCAACTACCGCAAATTTATCAAACTCAACAGATAAGGCAATTAGGTATCAATATACCGATTCCCAATCTAATTTTATATTTTTAACAGTAACACCAAGTTCATCACCATCAAGTAGACCTAATGTGGTTCCATTTATCGGCGAACCAGGTCAAACTATTATTTTAACAAATACATTTTTCAACCCAACAACGGTTGAAATTGAAATGGTTGAACATGATGCATCAACATTGGCACACGCACTTTACGGTGACCAAACTAAGGCAATTGCTCCAGGTATTTACACAATCTACGATAAGGATAAAAATATCTATAAACAATACAATCTTTACGAAATTAAAGACCAATTTAATGAGACATTATATGAAGTTCGTGAAGAAAGAACAAGCGTTGATGAAACCTTAAATTTAGATAACATAACAGGATAATGGCTAAAGTAAGATATAAAGTTCCAAGTGAAGCTGCTAGTGGTGTAGAAACGTTTAGCGATAAATTAGTTGGTACACAGATTACAGATGGTACTAGTCAACTGACTAATACGAACTTTGATATTAATAGAGTCATTCCTGAAAAAGATAGCAAAAATTTTAAATCACAACCATTTTCCGATTTCTTAACATTAAAAGATTTAAAAGAAGAGTTAAGTGGTGAAACAACACAAAATGGTAGTGTAAAGAAAAAAGAAAAAATTAAATTTAAAGGTGGGATTAACGATGCCGGAAAATCTTTATACGGTTCATTAAAACAAAGATTACAAGTATCTATATCAAATATTATCACAAACTTTCCTGCAGCTATATTAGTTGATAAAGATAGTCCCATTAAAAGTATTGACGTAACATTATCGGGAATAACTTATAGTGAAAATGCAAAGACAACTGAATTTTACATTCAAAAATCAATTTTATTTAATCCTTTTGATATTACACTTATTAAACCATTAAGTAATACTTTACCTAATGTGGATAATACAATTAGAAATTTTTATTCATCATATACAAAATACACCATACAACGTTTAGATAATAGTGAATATAGTGGTTTAACATATGATATTGTTTCATATACCGAACCTGATAGTTCTAATTTAATTAAATTAAAAGTTAAAGGAAATCCATTTAATGGGTTAACAGGATTTACTGAAAATGTTTTAATAAGGCCAAATAATGGAATTACCGAAGAATTTTTTAGTGGGTTAGACGAATTAGAAACTCTTTTATTAAATAGAGAAACTAACCCAAAATATCAAGCAAGTTTTAAGGTACCGAAAGATAGTTTTGATGAAACTAAAACTGAAATTGTTAATGTATATGTTAATTGGCCAACAACGAAAGATGGTTGGAATTTACAAATAGTCGGTATTGATTATGCTGATTATATTAGTCAATTAAGTAGTTTAGGTGATGAGATAGATGATTATAAATCTAACTTAATTGTAAGATTTTTAACAGCACCACAATTATTTGAATTTGATACTGACGACCAAAAGGCACAATCCATCTTTCAATTATATGGTCAATCATTCGATAGAGTAAAAAAATATATTGATAATATTGCTTACATGCGTAATGTAAGTTATGATGGAATAAATAATTTTCCTGATATTTTATTGAAGAATCTTTCACAAACATTAGGATTATCAACCATTAATTTATTTGATGAAAAATCATTAGAGGATACTTTATACTTAAGACAAGATACTGTGTTTAATGGTATATCATTAGGTAAAACTTTAGTGGAAGCTGAATATGAATTTTATAGAAGATTATTAGTTAATCTTGCTTACATATATAAATCAAAAGGAACACGAGCGTCTTTGGAATTCTTTTTAAAGTTTATCGGAGCTCCCGAACCAATAATTAAAATTAATGAGTTTGTTTATAATGTAACAAAATTACCAAACAACCCTAATTTAGAAACCGATTTATACGACGTAATCCAAGGAACAAAAGTTGATACAGTAGTTACTGGATATACAATAGGTAGTGGGTTTGAATATACTATGTACGTAAATAGTTCAGGACTTACGGATACAACATCGGGATACACATATCTAACTGGATTAACAATAAGTTCATCAACATTAAGTAGAGATGAATATCCAATTGATGAAAATGGATTACCTAGAAAAACAACAAATACCCAAAGTGATATATTTTTTGGAAAAGGTTCTGGTTGGTACGATACAACACTTGACCATAGGTCGTCAGATATAATTGATACAAATTTATCAAGCGGGTCATTTGTAAACGGAGTTTTTCAATTAACAGGTCGAACAAAATATATTAAAACAATGTCAAAACCATACACATATGGTGAAGATTATTTTGACACATTTAGAACTTTACCTGGATTAGATTATGGGTTTGATTTAACATCAAAAATTGATAATAAAAAAGTTAATGTAAATGACCAACAACTTGTTTTAAATAGAAAAAATATTAGTGTCCATTTATCACCATCACAAGGAATTGAATATGACGTTTATAGACAATCAAGAAATTTAGAATTATCCTTTGGAGGTTTAACACCACAAACAGGTGTAACATTTAATGAATATATTGAAAACATATTAAACACATTGGTGATAAATTCAAATACATCAAAATACGATAAATCATATACTGGTTTAACGGAAGTATTTAATAGTTACATTACCAACACTAACACAGGATTTACACCATATGATTTCATTTCGATAAATGAATATATAAATAAAATGAGTCCATATTGGGTAAAAGTGGTTGAACAATTTGTACCAGCGACAACATTATGGACAGGTGGAAATTTAATTTCTAATACAATATTCAATAGATGTAAATATAAATATCAAAAACCAAGATATGGTTTAACAAATCCAGTTGGTATTGATTACAATGATGATCAATATAACTGTTCAAATCCTATACCACAAACACCTAGACCTACACATACTCCAACTAATACACCTACCCCAACTATAACACCTACTAAAACACCTACCAATACCCCTACACCTACCAAAACACCTACCAATACTCCTACACCTACTAAAACACCAACTAACACACCAACTAATACGGTTACACCAACTAATACACCTACTAATACACCTACAAATACACCTACAAATACATCAACTAATACACCGACACCAACACCAACACCAACATCAAACGGTTTGACAAATAATTTGGCCGACATTGGCACGACATGTGATTCAGATGGATGTACAAATGGTACAATTATGAGGATATTCCTCGATAGTGTAGATTATAATTTATTTGTTGCAAATGGTAATTTATTTAATGGTTTAGGTGGAGGTTCTTCAACAACTTGTACCGCTATAGCTAGAAATAGCATTGGTAATCCTATAACAACTAGTTGTTTTATCGATTCGTCTAATACAAGTTGGGAGTTAAATTCGGGAGTATTTAATTACCACATACCACAATGTTAATAAAATAAAAAAATAATATTTATAATATATGAGCTTTTTAAACCCAACATATTCGGCAACAGTGGCCGCAAGATTAACACAAAAAGGTAGAAATGCAATTGCATCTGGTAATTTTAATGTTAGTTATTTTGCAGTTGGTGATTCAGAATATAACTACAGTGGACCAAGTACACAAACTACGTTGGAACCATTTGATAAAGATATAAATGTAAAATACCCTTTTTGGTATACAAGTGGTAGTACATTTTTTGGTGTTCCAATAAGTAATCAAATAACATCAGTTTGTAGAAATGTTATGACAGACACTGGATGGACATCAAATGTTGTTTGGGAAAAAAATCCAATTGGCTACGCAACTACTGGATTTACAAATTTTTCAAATAGTAAATATTTGGGAATAAAATCATTTTTTGGTTATTCATCATCTTCGGGACAAACATCAAATACAGGAACAACAATTACTAATACAATTGGTAATCAAGTTGTAATATCTCCAGAAGAACAAAAAGCAATTGCAATTTTACATTATAGTGGTGGTACTGATGTTAATAGTTTCTTTAAATATGATGACTATATTAGTACATATACAGGTGTTACATCACCAAATACAAAAACCGACAAACAATATTTTAGTGTAACAATACCCGATTTAAAATACCATAGAAGTACGGGAACAACATTTTACATGACAACTGGTAGTTCAAAAACTATAGTTTCAAATTTAAATAGTAGATTAACAATCGACTATATGGATTTAGTAGACTCAACAGGTAATACTGCGAATGTAGTTGGTAAAATATTTCAAAATCATAAATTAATAGTTATTGACGATGAAGAAATTGTGGTAGCGTTAGACCAAGCTTCAAGTAGAACTTATACGTTACCTGCACCATTTGTTAATACATTAGTATCTAATAGTGATCCAATTACAAGTTTAACAACTGGACAAACTCTTTGGATTACATATACCTTAGACACCACTAAATTACCATGTAATTATTTTATGAAAGTAACGGGGTCGTCAAATAACGAAGTTGTTACCGTTCAATTTAGTGGTAATAGTTTTAATTATTTAAATAATGGATATACCGGAAATCAATTTAATGTACTTTATCAATTCACCACAGGAAATACCCCAAGTCATACTTCATGGAATATAATTAATTTAACAAGTGAATTGAATTCTATAAATGATTTAAAAACAGGATATACATTTACGTTAAATCAAACTAAAATTGCGAGCGGAACACAATATACTTCATCATTAACAACTTTCCCAAATACAAGTGGAACGACATTTGGAACGGTTAATTTAGTTAGGGCAAGTGATGTTGAAGAAATGAGTTTTGATTTGAATTTACCCAATGGAGTTTTTGATAAGTCTCAAAACCCAACATATACCACTGGAAATCCAACGATGACCGAAGTTGCTTTATTGAATAATAATAAAGAAACATTGGTTATGGGTAAATTGGCATCACCAATACCAAGAGTTGGTGCTCAAATTGTGTCGGTAAAAATTGATTTCTAACGATTTACATTTATTTTAATTTACTTTATATTAGAATTATGAGTATAGATGTAAAATTTAAGAATAAGCCAAAGATACTGGGACTTGATATTAGTACAAAAACCATTGGGTTTGCTTTGTTTGATATTTCAGGTTCTAAATTATTAGAACTAACGCATTTTTCCCCTAAAATTAAACCACAACCTGAAGATAAGTTGGAAGAACTTATGATGAAGGCCAATACATTTCAAAGACATTTGGAAGGATATAAAGATATGGGAATCACTCGTGTTATCATTGAGGAACCATTATTAAATTCTAATAACGTTTATACAGTTGGAACTTTATTGAGATACAATACAATGATATGTAAACTGATTTATGATATTTTTGAGATTGTTCCAACATTCATTTCAACATATAATGCAAGAAAATATGCATTTCCAGATTTAGTGGGTCCAAATGAAAAAGGACGAAATGTATTGTTTGGTGGATACCCAAAAGACATTGATAAGAAACAAGTTATTTGGGATCACGTTAATGACGTATGTCCTGATGTTCAATGGTTGTATGATAAGAACGGTAAATTAAAAAAAGAAAATTTTGATATGAGTGATGCTGCCACTGCGGTTATTGGTCACTTCAATATGATAAAACAATTGGATAAATAATATTTGGCAACTTAGATTTTATATTACGATTTATCAATGATATATTTAATAATAGGACGGGACAAGGGTTAAAAGCCTTGTTTGGTTGGTAGGAGGTCAGCGTGGTGTCTGGCCTCCATTTTTTTTTATAAGATTTTTTTGTTATAATATACAACATGAACACCCAAGAAGTAGATTATTCCGCAGTATTTGAAATTTTGGAAGACATATTTGGTGACTATAAGAATCATAATGATTATAGATACCAAGTTTCTTTTGACTGTCCTGTGTGTTCTCATGAAATCAAAGGGTTAGAAAAAGGTGATGGTAAGGGCAATTTGGAAATCAATTACAAATACGGTGTTTATAAGTGTTGGGTATGTGCCGAATCTCACGAAACACACGGTTCAATTTATAAGTTAATTAAGAAGTTTGGTAATCCTAAACAACTTAAAAAATATATTTTATTAAAACCAGAAGAAGATGAAGATGGGAATAAAAAAGAATATAAACCAGTTAAATTACCAAAAGAATTTATTTCATTTAAAGATGCAAGTTTTGGAATGAAATTAACACCAGGGTATAAGCAGGCACTCAATTACATCAAAAAAAGAAATATAACAGATTTGATGTTACAACTTTATAATATTGGATTTTGTGCAACAGGACCTTATGAAAATAGAATTATCATTCCTTCATATGATGAAAACAGAAGATTGAATTATTTTATTGCCCGTTCTTTTTTAAATAAAACAAATAGAAAGTATATGAACCCCGTGGTACAAAAGGAGGTTATTATTTTCAATGAAAGTTTAATTAATTGGGACGAACCTGTTTATATAGTTGAAGGAGCGTTCGACAGTATTTTCATTCCCAACGCAATCCCAATGTTGGGAAAGTTTATGAGTGAACATTTATTTAAAAAACTATACGATAATGCAAAAAAAATAATTATAGTACTTGACCCCGATGCGTGGAACGACCAAGAGAGATTATATCATAGATTGAATTGTGGAAAACTAATGGGGAAAGTTTGGAGTATTAAATTAGAAGGGGATAAAGACATCGCCGATTTGCAAGGAAACTTAAGTGAATATAAAATGAAACAAATAGAATAACATGAATTTAAAAGACATCTCATTAGAGATAAATGATTTATTAGAAAAGAGAAGACAAGAATTAGAATTAACATTCATAGAAGAAGAACACATTTACTATATGAAAGATGTTGATGGTGAAGTCAAAAAGAACTTTCCATCTGTATCTAAAATTGTTAAGAAATTTCACAAACCATTTGATGCTGATGGTATGGCACTTAAAATGGCAAAAGGAGACCCTGAAGGACAATCACAATTACTTGCTGAATGGAAACAAGCGGGTGACCTATCAACTAATATGGGTAGTCGTGTTCACTTTGAATTGGAATCTGAATTAATTGGTCGTTTTGATAACTACAAAGAAGTTAGACAACCAATATTTGAAATCAATGAAGAACAACAACGTAAGAGTGATAACATGATTATTGCGGGAAAACAATTTCTTGATTTAATGTTAGAACGAGGTGGGGTATTATTAGATACTGAAATCGTATTAGGTGACCCGACAGAACAATACACAGGACAACCTGATAAAGTATGGTTGATGCAAAACAAAGAGAAAGATGGATTTGGTTTTGTTATTACAGATTGGAAGACGAATCAACCAAAAAACTTTGAGGTTCATCATTACACTGGTAGATTATATCCACCATTCAACAACTATCACGATAATGCTTTAGGTCATTATTATTTACAATTACCATTATACGGTAGATTGTTGCGTAAGATGTTAGAAGGAACAAAATATGACGACACTAAATTATTGGGTAATGTTGTCGTTTTATTAAAAGACGACGCAACATTTGTTGAATATAAAGTCCCATCACAAATTAATAACGCAATCCTACAAATGGATTTATCAAAATATATTTCAAGATGGTCAAAAAGATAATTCACATTGCTGATTTACATATTCGTACAATTCAAATGCATGATTTGTATAGAGAACAATTTGAAACATTAATTGATGAGATACGAGAACATAATATCGTGTGGCATCAAGAAGGTATTCAGTATGAAGAAATTCGTATAGTTGTTGCGGGGGACATAGCGCATCAGAAAATAAATATTTCTAATGAACAGTTATTATTAACAAGTTGGTTCCTAAAAGAATTATCCAAATATGGTAAAGTTGTAATTATACCAGGTAATCACGATTTCTTGGAAAATAACACACAACGTATGGATAGTATAACACCAGTGGTTCAGTTATTAGACGACCCAACTATTGTTTATTATAAAGATAGTGGTGATTATATGGATGATAATATTCAGTGGGTTGTTTATTCACTATACCAACATAACTCACGTCCTGAGTTTACAAAAGATGAAAGTAAATTAACAGTTGGATTATTTCACGGACCTATTATGGGGTTATCAACTGATTTAGGATATGAGTTTGAGGATGCGTATGACCAATTAAACTTTGTTGATTTAGATTTATTGTTATGTGGTGACATTCACAAGAGACAACAATTTACATTACCAAACGGAGGACATGCAATTATGGTTGGCAGTTTAATACAACAAAACTTTGGTGAAACAGTTAAACATCACGGGTATGGTATTTATGATATAGAAACAAATGAATATACATTTCACGATTTGGATAATGAACAACCGTTTCTTCATTTCTCAATAAACGATATAAAAGACATTGAAGATGGAAAAGAAACACACGTTAATCTTGGATAAGGAGTTCACACAATTTTGTGAATTAAATAATATAACAGATATTGATAAACAAGCACAAGAAACCTTCAATAGAGGGTTTTCTTTGTTAAAATATGGTGAGATACCAAATGGTAATAAAATTAGAGAAATCGTTGAAGTACCCAAAGAAACAATCAAAGAAGTTATTGTTGAAAAGATAGTTGAACGTATTGTTGAAGTTCCCATTGAAGTCATTAGGGAAGTGATTAAAGAAATAACAATAGAGGTACCTGTGGAGGTTATTAAAGAGGTCATCGTTGAAAAGAAAGGTAAGAGTAAAACCGTAACTAAAGAGGTGATTAAAGAGGTTCCTGTTGAGAAAATTGTGGAAGTTGTTAGGGAGGTGGTTAACAATGATGAGATAGATAGATTAATGAAAGAGAATGAAAAACTTAAGACAGATTTAGATAACATTACAAATTCACTATCCAAGTTAGGGAAGGGTAGATTAATGAAGAATAGTAATATGAATTCACTGTACGACGAATAATTTCCGGCAACTTACTTTTTTTTACGGAATGTTTTATCTATATTTTAAATAATAAATTAATGATTATGATGAATTTAATTATGTGGTTGTTTATTTCCTATGGAATGTCAAACATTATGGTGTTTGGTAGTATATTTAATACACCAAGAGAATGGATTACAAGAAAATCAGAATGGTTTGGAAAACTGGTGAATTGTATGATGTGTCTACCCTTTTACGTTGGCATTTTTATGTCATTAGTCCTTGGTGGTTTGACAAATAAATTTTTTCTATGTCCTTGGTATATGTGTCTATTCTTTGACGCCGTTTTAACCAGCGGTTTAGTCTATTCATTTAATGTCTTGGTTGAAAAATTAGAAAAATAAATCTAATTAATCATGATTTTTAATTTCAAAGATTTTGAAGATTTATTTTTAGAGAAATTTATTGCACCAACTTACGAACAATGGAAATGTGAAAAAGGTTCAGGTAAAGATATTGTTGGTAAGAATTTTGAATATTTTAATAAATCATTATATACCACGTTTGATTTGCCCATATTTGAAGAATCAAAAAAAATCTTAAACACTGAATTCAATCCTGATGTTGTTGTTGGAGAATACTCAAGAATTATTGTTGTTGAAGAAGATAAAGGACATTATTTGGATTCAACTTTTATGAAACGTGCAATGGCAAATGCTGGAGAAATAATTTTTGAATGTATAGAACGTAATTACACTATACCATATATTATAATAACTTGCCCAACTACTTATAATAGATATGATGTTATTTTTAATAAGCAAATAAGATTATTTAATAATGATATTAGAGAAGCGATGAAACAAAAATTAATTTACCAACCATTATGTTTAAATGACAGAGTACCAGCAAGTAAATATTTTACTTATGGTGGTGAGTCACCATTTAAATTGGATCAAGAATTAGTAGAAAAAAGGATAAACTTTATTTATAAAATAAAAAATGAATTTGAATAAAATAATTTTAGGGGAATGTTTGGAAGAGATGAGAAAAATGGATGACGAATCTATTGATATGATATTATGTGATTTACCATATGGAACAACACAATGTAAATGGGACACTATAATACCATTTAATGAATTGTGGAAAGAATATAATAGAATAATTAAAAGTAACGGTGCCATTGTTTTAACGGCAACACAACCATTTACTTCTACATTGGTTATGTCTAATATTAAAATGTTTAGATATTCATTAGTTTGGGAAAAATCAAAATCAACTGGTTATTTAAATAGTAAAAAGATGCCAATGAGGGCACATGAAGATATTTTAGTTTTTTATAAAAATTTACCAACGTACAACCCACAAAAAACTTTAGGTGACCCATATGATAAAGGTAAGGCAAATAGACCAACCGAAGTTTATAGAGAACAAAAGGGTGAGATACATGTTAAAAATGAAGATGGTTTACGTTATCCAAGATCAGTTCAATATTTTAAAACGGCGGAATCCGAAGGAAAAGTATATCACCCAACACAAAAACCTATATCATTATTTGAATGGTTAATAAAAACGTATAGTAATGAAAATGATGTAATATTAGACAATTGTATGGGGTCAGGTACTACCGCAATTGCTTCGATAAGAACAAAAAGAAACTATATTGGAATAGAAAATAACGAAGATTATTATAACATAATCTTAAAAAGAATAGAAGAAGAAAATAAAAAAATTGACTAATCCATTTATAAAAGTAACATGGGAAGATGTTCCCGAAAATTTCACCCCTGAGAAAATCAGAAGGGTGAAATCTTATTTTGAGAAAAAATATAATGCAAAGACAGTTCAAGTAATCACTAAAACATTAACTAGTGTTAATCAAACACGATTAGAATCGTTAGAGGCTTCCGATAATATCTTAGACCACCAATATCAAAAGAAATTAATGAAAGATTTCATTAAGGACAATGAAATTGATATTAAATGGGAATTGGTTGATAGGTTGGATAATAAAGTTAATATTCAAATTGATAAGTTAAATGAAAACAAAGTTAGATATAATAAATGGTATATTAGAAAAGTGGAGTTTTCTAATTTTCTATCATTCGGAGATAATAACGTTATTGATTTTACTGGGTTGGACGGTATTACGGTAATCGAATCTACACCAAAGAACTTCGGTGGTAAATCTACATCTTCAGTAGACCTTTTAATGTTCTTATTTTTTAATACAACAACAAAGACAAAAACTAACGGTGAAATTTTTAATAGATTTACCGATAAGAACGATGTGAGTGTTCGTGGTGAAATTACTATTGATGGTGACGATTATGTTATTGAAAGAAAGACATCTCGTAAGATGGGTAAGTCTGGTGAGTACACCGTTAAGAATGAATTGGAGTTTTATAAAAAAACTGAAGATGGTGAAATTGTAAATTTATCTGGTGAACAAAGAAGAGAAACTGAAGTGTTTATATCTTCGGCAATTGGAACGGAAGAAGATTTCTTATCAACTATATTAACTACTGGTTATAACTTGGAAGAATTAATTGAATCCAAACCAACCGCTCGTGGACAAATTTTAACAAAGTTCATGGGATTGGAAAACTTAAAAATTAAAGAAGAACTTGCAAAAGAAATTTATAACGATTGGGGTAAGAAATTGGTGTCCAACACATATAACAAAGTTAGTTTAGAATCTGATAATGAAACGTACAAAGAAAGTATTACCAATTCGGAAAGTGAGATTGTAAAATTAACAAAAGAATTAGGTAAGTTTGAAAAAGATTTAGAGAAGTTAGAAAAGAAAAGGGACGATGTATTCTTAAAAAGAAATAATGACGTCGATAAAGAATTACTGAATACAAATCCAACTTTATTACAAAGAGAAGTTACTTTTCTATTAACTCAAAAAAACGTAAGTCAAACAAACGCCGACGGAGTTAGTGTTGTTGAACCATCACAATTCTATGATGAAGATCAACACAAAGAGTTAAAAGGTGAAATGGCAAATCTTCAAGGAATTGATGTTGTATCCAAATATGAAAAGACCCAAAGAGAAAAATTAATCAAACAATTTGAAGAAGGAACAGTTTGCCCTACTTGTAATCGTGCGTTAGATGAGGTTGACCACACAGATGAAATTGAAAAGATTAAAAAAGAAATTGAAGACATCATAAAGGAAATGGAATTAAATCAAATACAGTTTGATTTATTAAAAGAACAATCGGAAGGGTTTGATAAATTAAAAACTGAATTTGAAAGTTACGAAAGAAATAAACTTCGTAAGGAAAGATATGAGTTAGAGATTGAACAAAAACAATTAGAGATTGACGGTAAACAAAAAAGATTAGATAATTACGAAAGTAATAAAAAGAAACTTGAGGAGAATCAAAAGATTGATGCGGAAGTGATTGCACTTAAAACTAAAATTGAAACAGCAAACGGAGACATTAGACAGACAAACACTAACATTGAAAAACACACCAATAACATTTCAAATATGAATGGTAAGGTTGGTATCAATGAGGAGTTAATTAAAAAGATTACGGCGGAGGAAGAATTGGCTGCCGTGTTTAAGATTTATTTAACCGTTTATGGTAAAAACGGAATATCTAAAATCATTCTTAAAAATATGATTCCATTAATCAATCAGGAATTGTATCGTTTGTTAGTGGATAGTTGTCATTTCATTTTAGAGATGAATATAAATGATAAGAATGAGGTTGAATTTATAATGATAGATACAGAGACCCGAATCGTTAAACCCCTTAATGCGGGGTCTGGTTATGAAAGAACCATATCCTCATTGGCACTTCGTAGTGTATTAACTAAAATATCTTCATTACCTAAACCTAACATTGTGGTTATGGATGAGGTGTTCGGTAAAATTGCTGACGAGAACTTGGAAATGGTCGGTGAATTCTTTAAAAAGATTAAAAATTACTTTGACCATATACTTGTCATATCACACAATTCTTTAATACGTAATTGGTCTGATAATATTGTTATGATTAAGAAAGAAGAAAATGTTTCATCCATAGATTTTATCACAACAAAAATTTCTTAGTTTCAAATATCTTAATTATATTTGTCCTATAAACTAAATTTACTTTTATGACACCAAAAGATTACCAACAATTTGGACTTTATGCTAAAGACAAAGGGATTAGCTCCTTAGATTTACATTATCACAATCAAAAAATTCAAGATAGTTTAACTCCATATATTTTGGAGGAGAGACAAATGAATGTTACAATAATGGATGTGTTCTCAAGATTGATGATGGAACGTATCATTTGGGTTGCTGGTGGTGTAGATGACCATATGTCGACTATTTGTCAAGCACAATTAATGTTCTTGGATAGTTTAGATCATAATGACATTACAATGCACATCGATAGTCCAGGAGGAAGTGTTAAATCGGGTCTATCAATTGTAGATGTTATGGATTATATTACATCTGACATCAGAACCATCAACACAGGTATGGCAGCTTCAATGGGTTCGGTCCTATTAGGGGCTGGTACCAAAGGTAAAAGAGGGTCATTGAGGTTTTCCCAAACCATGTTACACCAATCATCAGGTGGGGCAGTTGGAAACATCCAAGACGCTGAAATCAGCATGATAGAGTGGAGAAAGGTGAATGAAATTCTATTCACATTATTAGGTGAATATTGTGGAAAAACCGCAGAACAGGTTAAAAATGACGCTTCAAGGGATTTGTGGTTAAATGCGGAAGACGCACTTTCCTATGGAATTATTGACGAAATAGTTAAAAAGAAGAAAAAGTAAGTAAAGGGGGATAAAACCCCCTTTCTTCATATTTATAATAAAACATAGATATGAAGATAAATAAATCCAACATTTTATTAGTTATAATTATCGTTTTGGCCGCTTGGAATATTTTTACAACAAACGGGATTAGAACCGATGTTGCGGGGTACAACCAAAAAATAGATTCAATCCAAAATGAAATAGATTCTGTTCATTATGAAAATCTTAAATTAAACGAACAAATGGTTATCATCGACAAAGAAATAGATAAAGTCGATGCAAATGTAAATAACGTTACCAAAAACATAACTATTATTAAAAACCAAACACATGAAAAAATTGATTCTGTTAACAATTATAACTTTAGTGACCTTGAAAAGTTTTTCTCAGACCGTTACAAAAACTAACGTAGACACTATCGTAGCATTAAAAGTACCGGTAGCTAAATTAGTTATCAAAGACCTTATGAAAGGTGACGGTGCCGTTGCTGAAGTTGTTGAATTAAATAAAGTTGTATCATTAAAAGATGAACAAATTGGTTTATACAAACAAAAGGATTCATTAAAAGAACAAAAAATCGGTAATCTTGAATTAATCATCACTAAAAAAGATGAGCAATTTGGATTAGAAAGACAAAAATCTGAAAGTTTATTTAAAGAATTAAAAGGACAAAGAAGAAAAACGTTTCTTTATAAGGTTGGAAGTTTTGCAGGTATAATAATGACATCTCTTTATCTTCTTAAGTAAAATGAAGAAAATTTTTGACATCAGACATATAATAATATTAATTTTATTATTAATATGTATTTTAGAATTTCTTAATCCTAAGGGTATAATGCCAAATAGAACGGTTTTAATACGAGATACGGTTGGATTTGAAGTCCCTGTTCATGATACGGTAGAAGTTGAGTCTCTTGTGGAAGTTGAGATACCCGTAGAAGTACAGATTCCATATGCAGTTCACGATACTGTACCGGTAGATAAACCAATTGACACGACGGCATTATTAAATGCAATTGGAATGAAAATGTTTAAGAAAGACGTTCTTAAATTACCAAACAATATAGGAACGGTTACTTTATTTGATACAATATCTAATAGTAGAATAGTCGGTCGCTCATTTAAAAGTGACGTAAAACAAAAAATTGTTAGAGACACAATGTACACACCAATACCAAGACAGAATGAAATGTACCTCGGTATTGACGCAAAATTTGACAAACCGAATGTAATCAATATTGTAGGTATCAGTGTTTTATTTAAAAATAAAGACGATAGACATATGTATAGATTAGGTGTTGGAGTAACGAATAGAGTTGATGACGAAGGGACTAATGGAAAATTGGTTCCATTTATCGGTGGAGGTGTTTATTGGAAAGTTAAACTCAAAAAATAACACATAAATGAATACATACGTATTATTTATTTTTGGTATGTTCGATGACCATGAGGATATCGAGTATTTTTGTACTGATGTTATAGGTGAAAGCAAGGTCATCAAATCAATTAGATTCATTATAGAAAATTCAGAGAATATAATAGTAATATTTGATTCTGAAATGGAACCAATAGAGGTCGACCGAGAATTATATACAATATTAATTGACGAACATATTAAATTTTATTTCTTATTCCAAAGAGAAAATATGGTCACGGCTCATCTACCCCAACAAATCAAAGATTTAATTTTCACCCCAACTATTGATAATACGATTATTAGGGTAGATTATGAGAAAAATAAAAAAAGGGAAACTTTAGATTTAGACAGATTACTTGAAAAAATAGAAGAATCTGGAATTGAGAGCCTTACAATAGAAGAAAAAAACTTCCTTGACAATTTTGAAAATTAAGATATATTTCATATCTTAGTACTATCCATCCACTTAAACTTACACCACATGAAAAAATCCATTTTAGTTAATCCAGACGAGATTCAATTGTATATCAAAGATTTACGAAAAATTCCTGTAATGTCACATCAAAGACAGGAAGAAGTTTTTGAATTATTAAACAATAAAAAAACAGATAAAGAAACTAGAGGAAAACTTTATAATGAATTGGTTGTTGGTAATTTAAGATTTGTAATATCTGTGGCTAAAATGTTTCAAAATCAGGGAATGGATTTGTTGGACATTATTTCAGAAGGTAATATTGGTTTAATTAAAGCGGCGGAAAGATTTGACCCGACGACTGGTTTAAAATTTATTTCATACGCGGTGTGGTGGGTTAGACAATCAATAATGGCATCTCTAAATGAAAACTGTAGAACAATTCGTATACCTTCAAATTTAGTACAAGATGCTCAAAAACAAAAGAAAATTGAAATAAGTGAAGAAGATAATTTCTTCATAAACAATGTTGAAGATGAAACACCAATCGGTGTTAATCTCCCATACTGTATTGGTTTATATAAAGAAATTAATGAAGATGGTGACCAATTAATTGATGTTATACCTAATAGAGAGGCTGAAAGTCCTGACGCCATTCTTAATTCACCGGAAGAAATAAAGAAAAAAGTTTCAGCAATGTTAAGTGTGTTGGATGATAGAGAAAAAATAATCATTGAAAGATATTATGGGTTAACGGGTATAGAATCTAACTTGGAAGATTTAGGTGAGGAGTTTGGTTGTACTAAAGAACGTATAAGACAATTACGTGATAAGGCTATTAAGAAACTAAGAAACGAAAGTTTTGGTCTCTTAAACTATTTATAAGGTATGAATAATAATTGGTTAAAGTATTTGGTTGCACTGGCGGCTATTATGATTGCGGGTAGTGCTGCATATTTTTCAGTAACTGGTCTTGGTGTTTTATTTAGTGGTGCTGCAATTGCCGTTATGATTATGGCAAGTTCATTAGAATTTGCAAAGTTAGTTACCGCAACTTATTTAAAACAAAAGTGGGAAAAAATAGAGTTACTTAGTAAAATTTATTTAACCACCTCCGTTGTTATTTTAATGTTAATCACATCTGCAGGTATCTTCGGTTATCTTTCAAATGCATTCCAACAACAAAATTTAGGATTACAAAAAATTGAAAGAGACATTGCAGTTTACCAAACACAAATTACTAAAAATGATTTAGAAATATCTCGTTACACCACTCAATTAAACAATCAACAAAATATTCGTAATTCACAAGAGACAAATTTAACCAAACAAATTGATAAGGATAAATCAACATCTAGAGTGTCTCAAATGATTAAATCCGCAGATAAAGAAATTAATTCTATTTCAAAAAGAATTGATGAATTAACAATAAAAAACAACGCATCATTAGATTCAATTAATGTTATTAAAAATAATAATATTGAATTAGAAAAAGAAGTAGGGGGGTTTCGTTTTGTAGCAGAATCTTTCGGTGTACCACTTAATTCTGTTGTTAAATTCTTTATAATTTTAATTGTGATTGTGTTTGATCCATTGGCGGTTGCGTTAATTATTTCATTCAATCAATTAACCATGGAAGGTAAGAAGAAAGATGAGGATGAAAAAGAACCATCGTCTCCGGAAGATTTAAAAAACTTTGTTGATGAAACCACAAGATTACATTTAACTGAAAACGATTTAATGAAGTTAGAAGAAACTTTATTAAATCCACCAAAACCAAATGACAATTTAAAATCTGCTGCCGAATATTATAAAATGAAGACAGATATTGAACGTGAAAAACGTGGAGAACTATTAGCGGAGATGATGAAGAACGACCAAGAATTAGGTTTATATGACGATACATCAGATTGGGATGTTACTTTAATGGATGGTTTAGAAGATGAAGAACCATTCTTTACTGAAGAAGAAACGGAGAAAATTTTACAAGAAGAACCAACTGAAGAAGAAATTAAAAGAAATTTTTCCACTATAGAACCTGAAACAGAGAATATTTTACAAGAAGAACCAACAACAACCGCAAATAATAAAATATTCACAACAATTGAACAACATAAAAAGAATGGTTATAAAGTAAGTCAAATTCCTAAAGATGACGAAAGAATGAACATTATAGGTCAGAATGGAAATGAAGGGTTACATTACGACAATGAAGAAGACACATCATTAGAAAAAAATGATGAAAAAAAAAATTAGTAGACCCCCAAATTCCAATAACGGAAAAAAACGTCCCAACGTTAGAATCTCAAGATTCTGATAATTTATATTGGGAAAAAGATGACGTAAATCCAAACCAAGTACTATATGATTTGGAAAATAATAAGGTTATAATACCAAATGAGGATATAACTCTTAACTCACCACTAACTGATTTAGGTCCTAAATTCATTAAGAAAAATGTTAGTAATACACGAAATAGAAAAAATAGATTATAATAGTTTAATTATTAATAAAAGAAAATCTAAAAAAACTCAAATATTCCTATACGATACACAAAGAAGATTTGACGACTTTGTTAATAAAATTGAACATCGTAATAATGGTAAGTTTGATGACATCCCACATTTTATAGTTACAAAATTAGGTAGTACATATCAATTGTTTGATACCAACTATAGTTCTAATACGTTTAATGACTCACAGAACGATAAGAGGATGATTAAAATAGCAATTGAGAACTTGGGTTGGTTGAATAAGAACACCATCACTGGTGTCCTTAATAATTGGATTGGAGACCCATATAGGTCAGAACCCCATATACGTAATTGGAGAAACTACTATTTTTGGGATAAGTACACTGAAATCCAAATGAATTCACTATCTGAACTATGTGATTCCCTATGTGATAAACACGAAATACCAAAACAAACCGTACCGTCCCAAGGATATTTAGAAAACATATCTAATTTCAAAGGAATAGTATGTAAATCCAACTTTTCAAGTATTTATACAGATATAAACCCTTCTTTTAATTTTGGGGTCTTTTTTAATTATGCAAATGAAAATGAAAACAGATTATGATGTAACCAAGAATATGTTAAAGACCATTAGGTCTATAACAGAATCTAAAATATCAAAACAATCAATTAATGAGGTTGCTGAGTTCGAATCTACATTATCTGATGATGCAAGTCAAGAACAAAAAAATGACGTTACAGTAATTAATAATGTTGATGTTAAGTTATTATCTACAGATCAAGCTGACATGACATTGAGTGAAACACAAAAAACTACAATTTCAGGTTTAATTGATAATTTCAAACAACAAGTTTCACAAATAGCAGAATTTGACCCAGGGATGACCATTAACCAAGACCAAATCAGATTGGATGGTTATTTACCAGATGAAGATATTAACTTTGTTTTTATCGCTGGAACCGAAAGTGGTGTTTATATTAATGCTGATATGTTGAAACTTGAACAAAATGTTGCAACAGCGTTAGAAAAATTGGCGAAATTTGATGAAACATTCAAAACATCAATTGAACCATTAATAAATCAAAGAGATAATAACATATAATGGCATTAACAGACCAAGATAAAAAAGAAATAGAAAGAATCACCAAAAGGGAGATTAAAGATTTTATGGATTCAACCCAAGCCACAAGAATCGTTGTTAAAATGATTCAAGATGAGTTAGGTACCAAAAAAATAGATGATAAAATCGTTGACCTTTCAACTAAAGTGGTTGTTGAACTTTTTAAGACCTTGTGGCAGAGAAAGGGATTTTGGGAAAGTGCATTAAAAGGTGTGAGATAATGAAGTACCTTAAACCAAATATTGACCATGAGTGGATGGAAGCACTTCGTTACCGTGAATTTGAAAAAATGGGTAAGGATGGTTGGAAAGATATTGCATCAAACGATTACGATATTACCAATTACAATAAGATTAAAGATGTGTTAAAGAATGTTGATTTAGATTTTGACACATTAGAAGACGAAAAAAAGGAAAGATTTAATAAAGCATTTAAAAAGGGTAAAGTAGAAATACCAATGGTGGTTAAATTTGGGGATAATGATTATCATCTTTTAGGTGGTAATACAAGATTGGCGGGATTAATTGACAAAGGGATTAACCCAAAATTGTGGGTTGTGAATATGACAAAAAAGAAAAAGGAAGAGGTTAAAGAAACTGGTGCAGACTCTTCAGGATCATTTAGTGGTCCTTTGTTTGGTAAATCAAAAGTGGTTAAAAGACCAATTTCAAGTATACCTAATCTAAACCTTACTGAAGAGGAAGAGATTAAAGAAGTGACCGCAGGTGACGCTGGACAATTTGATGTTCCGGCATTTGGTAAAACAACTAAAGGTGGACGTAAAAATCCATTAAAAATAGACGGACCTAAAAGTATCTACAAAGGTAGAGCGGTTACAGATAGGAATTTCCCTAAATGGGGAGGTCCTGATAGTGTTTTTGTAAAAGTTAAAGAGAAGTGTAAGAAATTCCCTTATTGTAACCAAGGTGACACTGGTGCAATTGAATTCATACACGAAGACGATGAATTACAAGAATCCATTAAGGAAATATCAAAAAAATACGGAATTCTACATAAAGATGTGGAAAATATCGTATTAAATGAGATTAACAAGATATTTATTTAATTATGAAAGTAAGCGAATTAACAACAATTATTGAAAACATCGTTTCTAACGAAATTAGAAAGACAATTATGGAAGAGAATAATGGTAAGAAAGAAGTTTATCATATAAAATGTGAAGGTATACCTTTAGCAACATTTGAATCTGAAGAAGAAGCGAACGACGCATTACCTGATTATAAGGCTAAACATAAAGATGGTGAACTAATCATCGAAAAAGGAGTTTATGAAAGTCATGATGATATGATGAATAAACTTGATGAGATGAACGACCAATTAGAAGAAACAGAAAATATGGAAAATACACAAATGGACGAAAAATTAGTGGGTAATCAAGATAAACTTGATAAAAATCACAATGGTAAGATTGATGGTCAAGATTTTAAAATCATGAAAGGTCAAGATTCATCAGATGAAGAAGAGTGTGATGAGTGTGGTAGTTCTTCTATGGAAGAAGAGGAAAAAGGTGATGACGATTTTGAAAATATGTTAAGGGGTAGAAGAAAACACAGTTATGTAGATAAAGGTGAAGAAACACCTGACGAAATGGCTGAAGAAAAGAAATCTTGTGAAAAATGTGATAAAGAAATATGTGAGTGTGGAGGCGGAATGTACGAATCAAAAAAGAAAACGGTACGTTTAACTGAAACCGAATTAATCAAATTAATCAGTAAGATGGTTAATGAATCAATTCCTGGTTTACAAGCTGCCGAAAAATCACATCTTGAAAGTGGTAAAGAAAATAAGGCACATTTAGCTGACGTTGAAACTAAAATGAAAAAATTAGCATCATTTGATGGTAACGACAATCCTGAATTTCCTAAAGCTATTGGTAAGGGTGAAAAGGTTGCAAGAAAAAATACACCAGAACAAGAAGATGAAATTGCTAAAAACTATGCTGGTTTAGAAAATTTAGAATATGATATTGAACCATCAGAACAATTTAAGAAAAGATTGAAGATGGCGATAGAAGGAGATACATTGATGGGTAATGGTAAAGTTACCGAACCTGCAAGTATTAAACCATCAAACGGTGCGGAGAAAGGAAAAGAAGCAAAAGAAAAAGAAGGTAATCACATTCAAACTCCTGAAACCGCTAAAAAGATAGAAAAACAAGTTAAAGATAGAGAAGAAGATAAAAAGAATAGAGTTTTATATTCTAAAGAAAAGGTTCCAGTTAGTGAATCAAAAGTAAATTTTTCAAGTGTTCTTGACAATGAAATCAAGAAAATGAAGAATATTTCAGAATACAATAAAAAAACTCAATAATTTCTTTTTTTTAAATTCTTTAATCTTTATATTATAATATAATAAGGTTATGGAAAATAAAGAAGGTTATTTAGAGTTTGTACATTCCGAAAGTTACAAAAATCAAATTGACGTTTGGTATAGAGCTTACAACATAAGTCGTGAGAAGACAGAACTTTTCTATGACTTTCTTATGTCATTATATAATCTTTTACAAGAGACGTATTTGGGACCTGAAGTGTTTGAATTAGAGGAGGACCAAAAAAATCATTTTACTTGGTGTTGGGATAAAACCATTGAAAATTTCAATAAAGAAAAGATATTTTTTAAAGAGAGAGGCAATTGTTACGAATACTGTTGGAACTTCTTTTTAGAGGCGTATTATTTTGCACAACTTGATGATAATCAAATAAAAATAACCCAATATTTTTTTAAATTATTTGATTTTAAACATAGAAAGACCAGGTCCGAATTGGATATGTTGACCGAAATTTACAAATTGTTTGAACAAAACTTGAAAAAGTAGATATTTTTCCGTATATTCATATTAAAAACCGAATAATATTATGGAAACCTTAAATAAAATAAAGGACCTAGTAGAGAAAATGTCAGTAGATACACAAAAGGTTTATGATAAAGGAAACCGAAGTGCATCAATTAGAGCTAGAAAATACGCTCAAGAAATTAAATTATTAATTGCCATTTATCGCAAGGACATCCTTGAAGAAATTAAAAAATACGACGATGTACCAAGTTAAAATATTTTTATTTGTAATCAGTATATTATTTTCAATGAGATTAATTACTGAATTTACAATTAAATTATTCCAAGATAATCCTGAACCTTTAGTTTTGTCAAAAATTGAACAGGTTTTAATATATCTTGCTGTTTCATATATAATAACATTCATATTAACATAATACCGTGTTTGAATCAATAAAATCAATAAGACCATATTTTCATTCGTTAAGAGAAATTGAAAATAATGTTAGTTTAGATATTAAATTACCATTAAATTGGAAATACGAAGAAATTTTAAAACCGTATCGTTCGGTTGTAGTTAAAATTCAAGATAAGAATGAAAAGTTTACGTTAATGTCTTTAATTTCAAGTGCAACACAAGAAGGATATGATGTTGTTTTTGCTTGTGCATTAGAAATATTTAAAGTAAATAAAGATGAAGAAGAGAAACAAAAACTTTTCCAATCGAAAGTAAAAGAATTACAAGAACTATTTAAGAATGAATCATTAGATAAATTAAAAGGTTTAAATTTATTAGATAATTATGGACAAGAGAATACAACAGGGATTGGAGATACTGAGGAAGGAGATAGAGAAGGACTCGTTGGAGATAGAGACGAGCAAGAACAGGATGATTGATGAAATCAAATCACTGGATAAAAATAAAATGTTTCAGCCGAAACCAAAAAAGAAAGTATCTATAATAGATAAGATATTAAAGATATTAGGACATGGAAAAAAAAGGTGAGTTATTAAATCAATTAGCTATTATATCGGATTTATTAGAAAAGGTAAACGCCGAGACTAAATCAACAACAATTGTTTTTGAATTATCAAATATGGAGTTTGATAGAGTGTTTCAGAGTATACAAAAAAAATATGGAAGTAAATTGGAGAACCCTAAAGGTAAGTTTAATATTACGATAGGGTTAATTGATATTGTATTTAATACGAATAATGTCTAAAAAGTTCTTCTTTTTTAAATCCTTTAGATTCTAATAGTTTATATAATAAACTTCTTTGGTGTGTGGTTATGTCTTTAACAAAAAAGAAATTACCTTTTTTTCTACTCACCAAATCCTTTTTTACAATTTCAAATAGTCTATTGGCGTCGTTTATATTCTTATTCCCAAATAACTTAATATCATCATCAACCTGTACAAATAGTTTATTGTTTAAAGTGAAAATTTGAGCAACCTCTGTTATGGGTAATATTTGTTCCATCATTACATGATATCTAATTCTCTTCTTTATTTGGTAATCGTATATCTGTTCTTCTTGCCAATACGGGATTATCTCTTTGATACGAAATTTATCGTTTTCAATTATTGCTGGTTGATTCCTACCCAAACTATCTCTAACATATGTTGCAGTTGCCCAACGGTTATTTGGGAAGATAAGTGCCAATTCAAAAACTAATTCATTTTTTTTTCTCTCACCCCCTTGTTGTTTAAGAAAGGGTGGAACTTGTTGGGTCTTAAACTCCCTCCAATATTCATATGCGGTGGTTCTTCTCATACTCCTATGTAATATTTTAACCCTTTTTTGGTTACAGAAAAGTACTATAAAATATTTCCCGTTTTTCATAATAGTTTTATAATTAAAGAATAGAGACCGTAACCACCTAGAATAAACCATATAATTGAGAATATAACAATTCCCTTAGGTACAAAATCCCCAGATTTAATTAACTCCTCTTTAATGTTCTTTTTTTCTTTACAAGATGTGCAACTCATATTAAAATATATACTTTTAATTTCTCTTTATCAATTTTTTTTGTTATATTTTTAAATATAATGAATGATAAATGATTAGTTACATCGGAGGTAAAGCTCGTATAGGTAAATGGATAGTACCACAAATCCCGACGGATATTGAAACATATGTTGAAGGGTTTAGTGGGATGTTCTGGGTATTTTTTAATATGGATTTAAGTAAGTTCCCCAATCTTAAAACGGTAGTGTATAATGACTATAATAGGTTAAATGCTAACCTAATGAAATGGTCTAAACAATATGACATTCTATGGGAGGAGTTAGCAAAATACCCGTGCCAACAATTAGGTGTAATTGATACACCACCCGAATATGCTGAAATGTTTAAAACATACCAAAAAGAGGTATTTAATCCTGAATTAGTTATCACCGAAGAAAATAGTTTAGACATTGCGGGGAAGTATGTTTATGTGTTGTGTCAAGTATTCTCAGGATCAAAACCTGAAACTGCCGCTTACACAGATTATAAAGGAAAGTATCGTTGTAAAGTTTTAATCTTTATGGATAAATTAAAACACCCAAAGTATAGAGAACATTTTGATAAGTTAACGTTTGTTGAGAATATGGATTTTGAGGTGGTTGTTGAAAAATATGATTCACCAACAACTTATTTCTATATGGACCCACCATATTGGAAAACTGAAAATTACTATTCAAATCATGACTTTGATGTGAATGATCACACAAGATTGGCGGAGTGTATTAAAAACATTGAAGGTAAATTTAGTTTGTCATATTACGATTTTCCTAAATTGGTTGAATGGTTTCCAAAAGACCAATATAAATGGAATCAAAAAGATTTTGCTAAAGCAGCTGCGGCTAAAAAAGACGGTAAACAAAATATGGGTACTGAACTTTTAATAATGAACTATTAATTATATTTATAAAAAAATGAATATGGAAACAGCATGGTATGTGGTAAAAGTTTTACCAGGGAAAGAAAGATCATTAAACGAACAATTTAATAAAGACATCGGATTAGGTAGAATTTCTAATATTGTGAGATTCGTATGTCCAACTGAAAAAGAATTGGTAGTTCTTAAAAATAAAAAAGTTTTAAGAGAGAAAGTATTATATAGTGGATATCTTTATTTTGAATCTATTAAAAGATTACAAGATGATGATTTAAAAGTCATATCTTTGATTCCAAATATTATGGGTATGATGGGAGATCGGATGCCAATGTTATTAAAAGAAACTGATGTAAGAAGAATATTGAAAGATGATACATTAGAAGAACATATTGATGCAAAGAAATTGAAATACATTTCAGGAGAACAAGTTAAAGTAAACGAAGGTCCATTCACATCATTTGAAGGAACCATATCTGAAGTTAAAGGTGACCGAGTTGACGTTGAAATAAAAATATTTGGGCGTAACACTGCCGTTTCTTTAATGTTATCACAAATAGAAAAGATATAATGGATTTATCACCCGAAGTTTTAATTTATGTTCAGTCAGTTAAAAATTACTTTGCAACAAACAAAGAAGCTGGTGAATATTTTTTAAGTGGAACTAACGAAGAATTATTCTTTAAACATTTAACTGAAATTGCTCAAAAGAATTTTACTAAGTCAGGAGAATCAATGCTTAATAGAGACCAATTTGAATTATTACGAAAGACAATATTAGCAATAAATGTAATTGAAAAAAAATCATTTACAAAAAAAGTGGAAATTAAAAGCGAGGATTTCAATTACGATAATGGAGTTTTTATCGGACTTCCTTTTCCCAATTTTGGTTTAATTTGTCTTAATTAGTTTTTATTTACAAACATTTTATTTATATTTAATCAATGGAAAAATTATTACCCCAAAATTATGCAATTTACGATACTGTATATGGAAGTGAAACACCAACTGAACAGTACTATACGATTAAGTATGATAAAATACCTTCTAAATTTTTAGATGGTGGAACATTCTACGACCCAATGATAATAGATGAATTAAAAAAATTGGGGTTTGTTGAAGAGGCGAGATGTAACATAAAAAATAAAAGACACGATTCTTCTTCACAATCTTTATTTGTATATGATAGTAAAGAAATTATAATTAGAGTTTATAGTAGTAACAATAACAACACAAATAAAAAATCTAAAGATGATTTATTATTATTAGATTTTTCATATGACATTAAAAAGGGTGAATTAAAAGACCAATTAGATTTAGATGTAATTAAAATACACCAAAGACCAAAAAAGAAAGCGAGTATTCAACTTGTTAAAAGTGACATGGGTCATTTAGATACTGAAGATTATGATTTATTTGTTCCACCTACTGATTTAGAATTGAACTATGGTTCTGAGTTTTTAAAAATACACGATGTCATTGTTGATAGATTAAATTCTGAATATGATAAGGGAATTATTCTTTTACACGGAGATCCTGGTACAGGTAAGACCTCATACATTAAACATTTGACAAGTTTAGTAAAAGATAAGGATATTTTATTCATCCCACCATCAATGGCTGAAATGTTATCTGAACCAACAATCATTCCATTTTTAATGGACCATAAGAACTCTATATTGATTATTGAGGATGCTGAAAGAGTTATATCAGACAGAGAAGGTAATGGTTCACCTGCGGGAGTTTCTAATATCCTTAACTTAACTGACGGTATTTTAGGTGACTGTTTGAACATTCAAGTTATTGCAACCTTTAACATGAAGAGAGAGAAGATAGACCAAGCTCTTCTTCGTAAGGGTCGTTTAATTGCTGAACATAAGTTTGAGAAACTTTCAATTGATGACACAAACAAATTATTAAAACATTTAGAAAAAAATCAAGAAGTTGGGGAAGGTATGGTTTTAGCTGATATTTATAACATAGACACAGAGGTCTATAAAACATCCACAAAAGGAAATAAAATAGGATTTTAAAATTATAAAATGGAATACGTTACATCCGCACAAGTTGCACAATTACAATCAGAAGGAAAAAAATTATTAGTTCAGTACACAGCCGATTGGTGTTCACCATGTAAGGCATTAGCACCAAGATTAACAGAATTATCATCAGGATATCCTGACGTTACATTTGTTAAAGTAAATGTTGATGAAAATCAAGACGCAGTTATGGAGTTAGGTATTAGTACTGTACCTACAATTATGATTTATAATGGAGATGTGTTAGTAAACAGATCACTTGGTGCAAATATTGACAGCGTTTATACAAAAATTTTAGACACATTATAGTTTATGGGTAGTAAGGTAATTATTTTTACACTAAATAATTGTTCTCATTGCACTGTTTTAAAAAATTTATTAAATAAAGAGAAGATAGATTTTGATGAAATAGAAATTGAGGAGAACAAAGAAATATGGGACAAAGTAGTTTCACAAACAGGTCACAACGCAGTGCCAACGGTGTTTTTACCCAATGAAGGTACAGATGAAGGGATAGTTTTTGTTCCCGAAAGAGACTATGAAAGTAAGGAAGAACTCATAGAAATGATTAAAAAACATATATAAAAAAAAAGGGATTAAAAAAAATCCCTTTTTTTATGTAATATACCTAAATAAAAGTATTTATCTAAAAGAGTTTACTTTTACAATGGCATTACAAAAAATAAATTGGACCCAAGTTGATACCGAGAACGTCCCTTCGGGGTCGACAATTAACTTAGGTTCTCCATCTGGTTCATTACATGCGGTATATGCGGACAATCTTTATATCTCCGGAACAAGTGTTACAGCTTTAATTGCGGCAGGAGGTACTGGTGGTACCGGTGGATTGTCAGGTTCTTCAGGTACAAGTGGTTCTTCAGGTGTTGCTGGTACATCAGGAACTTCAGGTTCTAGTGGTACTGGTTCTTCAGGAACTTCAGGTACAAGTGGTACGGGTACGGCAATTACGTTAACAGACGGAACAACAACAATTAATAATGTTGATAAAATTACATTTAGTGGTGCTACGGTTACCGATAGTGGTAATGGTGATGTAATAGTTACAATAACAGGTGGTACTGGAGGTGGAATAAGTGGTACTTCAGGTTCTAATGGTACAGATGGTACATCAGGTACTAGTGGGTCTAATGGTTCTTCAGGTAGTAATGGTTCATCAGGCACAAGTGGTATAAATGGTACATCAGGAACAAGCGGTACTGATGGTACGTCTGGAATTAATGGAAGTGACGGAACAGATGGTACTTCAGGAACAAGTGGAACAGATGGTACTTCAGGTACAAGTGGAGTTGGAACAAGTGGTACATCAGGCACAAGTGGTATAAATGGTACATCAGGTACAAGTGGATATGCAGGATATGAAGGACATTTAGCAATTTGGAGATATAGTGGAAACACAAACACAAGTGTTGATCCAGGAAGTGGATATTTCAATTTAAATTCGGCAGCTTGGTTAACATCAACAACGAGTATTTCAATAGATAATGTTGCATATTCACCAAATCAAGATTTTGAATCTTATTTAGACGGATTAACTATTGGAACAATTTTAAAATTAGTTAAAGTAGGGGACGCAACAACATTTAAATTATTAAAAATTGATGTTGTTGACCCATTAGATAGTGGGTATGAAAAATATACAGTTAGTCAATTATCAGTCGGTGGAACAACTCCAAATAATAATGATGAGTTTTTAATCATTCCTTTAGGTGTACCTGGTTTGACAGGTACGGCAGGTACTTCAGGTAGTGATGGTACGGATGGTTCTTCAGGTACATCAGGTTCTAATGGTACGAATGGTAGTTCCGGTACTTCAGGTTCTAATGGTACGGATGGCACTTCAGGTTCTAATGGTACCGACGGTTCAAGTGGAACATCAGGTAGTGATGGTACATCGGGTATTTCTGGTGTAGATGGTACGGACGGTTCTTCAGGAACGAGTGGTTCTAATGGAACAGATGGAACATCAGGTAGTGATGGTTCTTCAGGAACGAGTGGTTCTAATGGAACAGATGGTACATCAGGAACGTCTGGAACGAGTGGGTCAGATGGGGCAATTGGTACTTCAGGTAGTGATGGTTCTTCAGGAACTTCTGGTGATAGTTTATTTGCATTAACAGGTTCAAATTGGTACACAAAAAATGACGTAACAATTGATGGTAAATTAACCATTAACGAATTAATAGTATCGTCGTCGGTTACCAACATGACCGTTCAATATGCGAGCGGTTCGACTAATTTCGGTGACAGTCAAAATGATACACATTTATTTACAGGTTCACTTTTAGTTACAGGGTCAATAACTCTAAAAGGAAATCAAGAAATTACAGGTAGTGAAGTTTTATTAAACTCACCTGATGGCAGTGTCAGTAACAAATATGCATTATCGGTATCACAATCAATACATGCTGAAAACATCAACGTAGGTGTTCCAACATCAAATCCATGGCAATCAAGTTTAAATGGTTCTTATTTTAATAACTTCAATGAAAATACAGATGTTTCTGAAATATTAAGATTTGTTGCTGGTTTATTATCATCTTCAGCACCTGACGCAGCACCAAATACAAAAACATATAGTTCATATACAACAGTCCCTAATAATAATGCGACGGGAACGGTTACGGTTGGTAGTATACCATTAAACTCAAGTAATCCAACAATTACTTACTTACAAAGTAAAGGTTTTGCAACCACAGGTTCAACAATCTTCAGTGGTATTTCTCCAATTTATACTAATTCAGGATATTACGAAACGTATACGAGTGTTGCCGGTGGTTCTACAATAGTTTCATCATCAGTTGACTCTCAATTATTCGGTTTAGGTACATTAAGTAGTGGAACTCCAACTTCATTTAAAGTTTCGGGTTCATTCACCTTTAAATTTAAAGATAATAGTTCTAAAACAGATACGGCAACTTCAAGTTCACAGGCACTCATTACACAAACAGGTGCTGGTACAACTAACGGAGTTACATTAGCAAAGATTAACACGGCAAATCCTGCTGTTATTCCTGCAGCATATCAAGATGGTAAATATGTAACGGTTTTCTCACCGGCAATTTATAACGCAGGGGCAACTGCAATTAGTGGAAGTGGTTATTATCATATAACGTCGTCTATTGCAATAGCTAGTGGATCAAGTACATATACAACACCACAAACACGTAGTACTGAAATATTTTACGCACCATTAACAACAATATCAACAAACATACCGGCACAGACACCTACATTTAGTGGTGTGAGTGTTAATGGAATAACCGCAGTGTCTCGTTCATTGAGTGGAGCACCTTATTTAAGTTCGGCAACATATACAATATCGGGTTCAGTATTAGGATTGTTTAATCCTTTATATTATGCTGGTACGGGTATTGCAACAATTACAGATTCTGATGCGTTAGTAACTGAATCGGGTGGAGTATTAACCGTATCAACTGCGGGAGGAACAATACAAACTGCAAACGCAGTTTATGATTCTACAGGTGTAACTGTTAGAAGTACAGGAACGGTTCCTTATGAAACTGATATTGTAAAAGTATATACAACATCTTCATTTGCACCTACAGCGTCTGATGAAAATATAAGTCAAACAGGTTTAGGTACAACATCTTTTTCATTACAAATAAATGGATTAAATAAAGGTGGAAGTACAACAACAAACACATCAACAGTTTCTTATCATACGGCGGGTACATTTGGACAACCAAGTGCGAGTGGTAGTTTAGCGTATTATGGTAGACCACAAACAGGTGATACTGCAACAAATGGTGGGGCATCTAACTCTGAACCATTCCTTGGTGAAAACAATAGAATACAATTAAGTGATAATATTTTATCATTCACAGGAACAGCTTGGGATACTGCATTTGGTTTATATAATTTAGGTGCAAACGATTTACAAGTTAAACCTGGTTTCTTAGTTAAACCTGGTGGAGCTTACAAGTATTGGTTAGAAAATCCAAGTGATACAAGTGATTACAAATATTATGTTAGAAAAGTTACAACCAACGCGGGAGTAAAACTTACAATGACTTTAAACATGGGAACGGCACTTGTAAATTGGGACTCAACAACAAGTAATTCTGTTTCATCATTAATTTTATTTGAATCGACAAAGAGTGGTTTATATACACCACCAAGATTTTTTGACCCATCAAATGCTTTAACAAACTTAGGAACAATTACTGCAAATACTGACGGAACAAATCCATTTGGTTCAAGTATATACGTAAATCGTTGTAACACAAGTTCAGTTTCAAGTAATACATACACAATACCATTAATTAGTGCGGATGGTATGATACTAAACGCTACATATACTAATATTTATGTAATTGTAAGATACAAGGGGGACCCAACGCCAATAACATCAATAACAACAACTTTTAGTTAATAAGAAATGTCGATAGATAACAGTAAAAAATCCCCAAGGTTACTCCAAAGTAGAAGATACACACACGAAACTTTTACCGATGCTCAAGAAGCTTTCACTTCGGTGTTGGATATTAATGCTAATGAGATTTATGTAGATCAAGATTTAATACCAGTAAGTAGCGTTCCTTTTGGAACAAGTGGAGACAATTTATCAATTTATTCTTCAGGTGGTCAACAAGTAATGAAGTATTACTATCGTTACAAGATGACCAAATCAAGTACGAATAACCAAGTTTGGTTTTTTACTACAGGTACTACGGCAGGTATCGATGCTCAATTAATTGATTCCAATCAACAAAAAAACTTCATATCACCAAAATATTCAATCCCCTCACTATCTACCGCCAACGCGGAAGACAGTCCAGCGGGTTATGGTGTTAAAGTTTTTGTTTCAACTAACTCATCTTCACCATCTGCCGGTGATCAATTAGACCCTACAAAATTTGTATTTGATTATAAAACGGGTGTTCTTCAGTTTGTTTTAACTGCAGATGCCCCTGATAATACAAAATATGTTTACATAACGGCATATCAATATGTTGGTAGAACATTAAAAGATGCGTTAGTGACATCTGTAGCATCATCTTCAGGTACATCAGGTACAAGTGGTGCTGATGGTACTTCAGGTACTTCAGGTAGTGATGGTAGTTCTGGTACAAGTGGTTCATCAGGTTCAAACGGAACCGATGGTTCTTCAGGTACTTCAGGTTCTAATGGTACAGACGGAACTTCAGGTTCTAACGGTACCGACGGAAGTTCTGGTACAAGTGGAAGTAATGGTACCGATGGTAGTTCAGGAACTAGTGGTAGTAATGGTACCGATGGATCTTCAGGTACTTCAGGTATATCAGGGGTAGATGGTACAGACGGAAGTTCAGGTTCTAACGGAACTGACGGTTCTTCAGGAACTAGTGGTTCAAATGGAACCGATGGTAGTTCAGGTACTTCAGGAAGTAACGGTACGGATGGTTCTTCAGGAAGTAATGGAACAGATGGTACTTCAGGTAGTAATGGTACTGATGGTTCTTCCGGTACTTCAGGTTCTAATGGAACTGATGGTAGTTCGGGAACCTCAGGAGATTCTTTATTTGCGAATAGTGGTTCTTTTTGGACAACAACCAACAATGTAGAAATTACGGGTTCAGTAAAAATTAAAGGTGTTTTAACTGCGGAAGAATATAATGTTACATTAGTTTCTTCATCAGTATTATATAGTTCAGGTTCAACCAAATTTGGTGACACACATGATGATACACATCAATTTACAGGTTCGGTATTTGTTTCGGGGTCAATTAACATAGTAAGCGGTAGTTTATCGATAGACGGAGTTTCATTCTCCGCAATGACATCAGGAACATCAGGTTCAAACGGTACCGATGGTAGTTCCGGTACAAGTGGTTCTAACGGTACGGATGGTACTTCAGGTTCTTCAGGAAGTAATGGAACCGATGGTTCATCGGGTAGTAATGGTACTGATGGTTCTTCCGGTACTTCAGGTTCTTCAGGAAGTAATGGAACCGATGGTTCATCGGGTAGTAATGGTACAGATGGAAGTTCTGGTTCATCAGGTTCCAACGGAACAGATGGTTCTTCAGGAACTAGTGGAAGTAATGGAACCGATGGTTCTTCGGGAACAAGTGGTAGTAATGGTACAGATGGTAGTTCAGGTTCTTCAGGTATATCAGGAGTAGATGGTACAAATGGTTCTTCAGGTTCTAACGGTACCGACGGAAGTTCTGGTACAAGTGGAAGTAATGGTACTAACGGAACTTCAGGTACATCAGGAGATTCATTATTTGCTGAAACATCACCAGGTGTTTGGACAACAACAAACGATATCCAAATTACAGGTTCATTAAGTATATCTTCTCAATTAGGTATTAATGACGCAAATGTTTTATTAAATGAAAGTGCGTCATTAGTATTAACAAGTGGTTCTAACATATACATTGAGAATGGTGGTTTTATTACCGCATCTTTCAAAGGAGACGGTGCAGGTTTATATAACATTCCAGCTACAGGAGTTACAGGATTACAATTAGATAGAATCATTAGTGGAAGTGTAAGTGCTTCAATGGCTGACGGTACGTTAAGAGTTAATACTGATGTTAATATTGACGGTACATTAACTGCGAGAGAATTACATATTAATTATGTAACATCTTCAGTTCTTTATTCATCAGGTTCGACTAAGTTTGGAGATACATCAGATGATTTACATCTGTTTACTGGTTCATTACGTACATCAGGTTCAGTTGTTATTAATGGTGACCTAACAGTTAATGGTACAACAATATTAACTGCTTCGGATCCATTAAGAGAGTCATTAATAGTATCAGGAGCAATAGCTATTATGCAAGCTCAAATTCAATCACAAATGATATCCGCGTCACTTTCAATGCAAGGACAAAGAGTAATAACATATGATATGGGTACTGGAAGTGTCATGGATTTGGGAGGATTTTAAAAAAAAACAAATTAATAATAAAAATATATTAAAAAACAATAGAAATAATTCGGTGGATGTAGTAAAATACACTATTTATAAACAAAACAAACACAAAGTAGATGGCACAAATTATTAAACACAGGAGGGGTTCGTTAGAAATCCTCAAAAATACAACGGCAAGAAATGGTGAATTAATCATCGCAACCGGTTCGATAAATGACTTATCAGGTCCTTTTATCTTTATCGGTTCACCAGCAATTGGAGATGAAGGAGTTGCAGGTGCATTTAAGGCGGTGTCCAAGATGTATCAAGGAGCTAATGCACCAACGATTTCTGCGGGAACGTATGGTTCAACATTAGACGGTACACCATTCTACGCTAGTGGTGAAAATAAATTATACATATTAAATAATGACGGTGCGGGTGGTAATGTCAAATTAAATTTAGTTGGTAACATTGAAGGTAATACTATCAGTGGTGTAACAATTACTAATTTAACAGGTACAACCGCAACATTCGGTAGTCAAGTTAATGTAAGTGGTTCTTTAAATGTTACGGGTAGTTTATTTATAAACGGAACATCATATACGGCAGCAACTTCAGGAACTTCAGGTTCAAACGGAACAGATGGTACATCAGGTTCATCAGGAAGTAACGGAACTGACGGTTCTTCAGGCACATCAGGAAGTAATGGAACCGACGGTTCTTCAGGTTCTAATGGTACAGACGGTAGTTCAGGTTCTTCAGGATCAAACGGAACAGACGGAAGTTCTGGTTCTTCAGGTTCTAATGGTACTGACGGTTCTTCAGGTTCTAATGGTACGGATGGTTCTTCAGGATCAAACGGAACAGACGGTTCTTCAGGTACATCAGGAGATTCATTGTTTGCTGAAACAAGTTTAGGTTCTGGAATATGGACAACAACCAATAATGTAGAAATTACAGGCTCTTTAACTGTTAAAACTGGTACAATATCAGGTTCATTTACAGGTGATGGTGGGGGTTTATATAACATTCCAGCTTCAGGAGTTACAGGATTAGAATTAAATAAAATAGTAAGCGGTTCAGTTAGTGCGTCTATACAATCTGATGGAACATTCAGAGTAAACGGTGATACATACATCAACGGTATATTAACTGCGAAAGAATTACATATTGATTATGTTACTTCATCTATATTATATACTTCAGGATCTACTAAATTCGGAGATACTAACGATGACACACACCAATTTACAGGATCAATAAATATTCTTTCAGGTTCAGTTAATATCACTGAAGGTGATTTAACAATAAACGGAGTTTCATTCTTAGCAATGACTTCAGGTACTTCAGGTTCTAATGGTACCGACGGTTCTTCAGGTACTTCAGGTTCAAATGGTACTGATGGTACATCTGGTTCTAGTGGGTCAAACGGAACGGATGGTTCTTCAGGTTCAAATGGTACGGATGGTTCATCGGGGTCTAACGGAACAGATGGTTCTTCAGGAACTAGTGGTTCTAATGGTACCGATGGAAGTTCAGGAACTTCTGGTTCAAACGGAACAGATGGTACATCAGGTTCATCAGGAAGTAATGGTACCGACGGTTCTTCAGGTACATCGGTAACTGTAAGTGGTACAAACAATACAATTGGTAAATTCCAAACAGGAGCAACTACAACGTTAGTAGATTCAAGTATTAGTGATGATGGTACAACTGTTACAATTAGTTCAGATGTTAATATCAATGGTATATTAACAGCAAGAGAAATACACATGGATTATGTGACTTCTTCAGTGTTATTTACTTCAGGTTCAAATAGATTTGGTGATACGTTAGATGATACACATCAATTTACAGGTAGTGTTAATATTACAGGTTCAATATCATTAAACGGTCAAGCAATTGGTACGGGTAAATTAGATGAAACAGCATTTAACGCTTATACATCTTCAGTTACCTCATCATTTGCAGGTACAGCATCATTTGCAACTTCAGCATCATATGCAGTATATGCGGAAAACGCTGTAATTGTTTCAGGTCAAACTAAAACATTAGTAATTGGTTCAGCATCAACAACATGGTCATTCAACCACAATTTAGGATACAAATATCCAGCGGTTAATGTGTTTGATGGTAGTGATAAAGTTGTAATACCAACGGAAATTCACGTTATTGATAGTAATAACTTAAAAGTATATTTTAACGAAGCTCAAACAGGTACGGTAATTGCCACTATTGGTGGTAATGGTTCTTCAGGAACAAGTGGGTCAAACGGAACTGACGGTTCTTCAGGTTCATCAGGTTCTAATGGTACAGACGGAAGTTCTGGAACAAGTGGGTCAAACGGTACCGATGGTTCTTCAGGTTCAAATGGTACCGACGGTTCCTCAGGAACAAGTGGTTCAAATGGTACTGACGGAAGTTCTGGGTCTAACGGAACAGATGGTAGTTCAGGTTCATCAGGTTCATCAGGTTCTAATGGAACAGACGGTACTTCAGGTTCTAGTGGGTCAAACGGTACAGATGGTTCTTCAGGTTCATCAGGTTCTAACGGAACAGACGGTAGTTCAGGTTCTAATGGTACTGATGGTTCTTCAGGAAGTAATGGTACCGACGGTTCTTCAGGTACATCAGGAGATAGTTTATTTGCCGAAACAAGTTTAGGTTCTGGAATATGGAGAACAACAAACAATGTAGAAATAACAGGTTCATTAACAGTAAAAACTGGAACAATATCAGGTTCATTTACTGGAGATGGAGGTGGATTATATAACATTCCAGCAAGTGGAGTTACAGGATTAGAATTAAACAAAATAGTAAGTGGAAGTGTAAGTGCATCAATTCAATCTGATGGAACATTCAGAGTAAATGGAGACACATACATTAATGGTATATTAACTGCTAAAGAATTACATATTGATTATGTAACATCTTCAGTGTTATATACTTCAGGTTCAACTAAATTCGGAGATACGCCTGACGATAATCACCAATTCACTGGTTCAGTTTTAGTTTCAGGATCAATAAATTTAGTTGGTGGTGATTTAACAATTAATGGTACATCATATACCGCAGCAACTTCAGGTACATCAGGAAGTAATGGTACCGACGGTACATCAGGTTCTAGTGGGTCAAATGGTACTGATGGTACATCAGGTTCTAGTGGATCAAATGGTACAGATGGTAGTTCAGGTTCTAATGGTACAGATGGTTCATCAGGTTCTAATGGAACAGATGGTTCATCAGGTTCATCAGGTTCTAATGGTACAGACGGATCTTCAGGTTCATCAGGTTCTAATGGAACAGATGGTTCATCAGGTTCATCAGGTTCATCAGGTTCTAATGGTACAGATGGTTCTTCAGGTTCATCAGGAAGTAATGGCACCGACGGTTCTTCAGGAACAAGTGGTTCAAATGGTACTGACGGAAGTTCTGGTTCTAACGGAACAGATGGTAGTTCAGGATCAAATGGTACAGATGGTAGTTCAGGAACTAGTGGTTCTAATGGTACGGACGGTAGCTCAGGTTCTAACGGAACAGATGGTAGTTCAGGAACTAGTGGTTCAAACGGAACAGATGGTAGTTCAGGAACTAGTGGTTCAAACGGAACAGATGGCACTTCAGGTAGTAATGGTACTGATGGTTCTTCAGGAACAAGTGGTTCAAATGGTACAGATGGTACGTCAGGTACATCAGTATCAGTAACAGGTACAAACAACTACATTGGTAAATTTGATTCAACAGGAGCAACAATCACATTAGTAGATTCAAGTATAGTTGATAATGGAACAAATGTAACAGTTAATTCAGATTTAGTTGTAACAGGAAAAACAAATATACAAGGTAATACAAGTGTTACAGGAGCGTTCACAGTTGGTTCAGGTTCATTAACAAGTTTAGGTGGTGATTTATTTGTATCAGGAAACTTACAAGTATTAGGTTCATCAACAAATGTAAGTTTACAATCAAATACAGTAGCAATCGGTGATAATATCATATTAGTAAACGCTTACTCACCATTCCAAAGATACGCAGGTATCAGTGGATATGATTCAGGTTCAGCGGATCAATCAGGTTCATTATTATGGGATTCTCTTAATAACAAATGGTTAACTGTAAACGGTTCAAATAGTTCAAGTAAAATAGTTGGAACAACTGCAGCAACATTAGGAAGTGAAACAAGTTTAACAAGTGGAACATTCCCAATCGCATCGGCTGATAATACAATTACTGATAGTTTATTAACTTACTCAGGTACAACATTACAATTCAACACAGATAAATTCACAGTTGAATCAGCATCAGGAAACACAGTAATAGCGGGTACATTGAAAGTAAGTGGAAATGGTGCAGATGCGGGTACAAACACCTCAACTGTAACATTCAAAAACTCAACTGATGTATTTGGTGAGATTTCAGCAACATCTTCAAGTGTGGCGGTTACATCAATGTTAGGTTATAAAACATCTGACGGAACGTTAACCTTCACCGATACAATAGACGGAGGAACGTTCTAAAAGTAGAATAAAAATTAACAAGGAGGACTCAAAAAGTCCTCCTTTTTTTATCCATAAAGACAATATAATATATTTATAGTTTATATGGGTATATTATTTAATAAAATTAAGATAGTTCCAAACTCAAATGTAACACCAACTCCTACACCAAGTGTAACTCCTACAGTTACACCAACAAATACTATTACACCAACTCCTAGTGTTACACCAACGAATACCACAACATCGACACCAACAGTTACACCAACACCTACGGTTACACCAACGAGTTCCGTTACGCCAACCAATACAGTTACACCGACACCATCATCAACTCCAAATATAATAACAAATGGATTGGTTATTCAATTAGACGCATATAATAATTCAAGTTATCCTGGTACAGGAACAACAGTTTACGATGTAACAAGTGGATATAATCATACATTAATTGGTGCGACTTACACAGTTCTTAATGGTATAAAATGTTTTGATTGTACGACAGGGAATAATAGAGTTGATTACAACGCAACAGGACCTACGTTACCAACAACAGGGTACACATATATTACTTGGACAAGATTGATGACAAGTAATCCTTCATCGTTTAGAACATTACTTTACACAAAAGGATCTACTAAAATCACACCAATTACTATACCTAATGCATCAAACACATTAGGATATTGGGCAACAGGATTCGTAAGTTCAGGGTATGATGTTTCAGCTTCAAATGGTGTTTGGGTTCAATTTGCGGTAGTTGGAACTAACTCATCTCAAAAATTCTACATAAATGGTTCACAGGTGGGAAGCACAATCAATGAGGGTTCGGGTGGAAATACACATTGGGGATTGGGTAATAATGATGTTGTTGCTCAACCTTGGGGACATGTTGCCAACATGTATTTTTACAACAGACAATTAAATCTTGCTGAAATAACGGAACAATACAATTATTTGGCACCAAGATTTGTGGAACCAACTCCAACACCTACCGTTACACCTACGCCGACGGTTACGAATACTCCTACACCTACCGTTACACCAACGAACACATCAACTGTTACTCCAACACCTACTGTAACAACATCGTCAGCAATACAACCTGTGTCAAATTCTTATTTTTATTATGATCCAGGTAATGTTTCAAGTTACGTAAGTGGAACTACATTATATGACTTATCGGGTAATAATAGAAATGCAACGATAAGTAATAGCCCAACATATACTTCAGGTGTTGGTGGTTATTTCACATTTGATGGTGTAAATGATTATATCACAAGTCCAAACTCATATAACGCGGGTAATACTGCACATACACTTGAAATATGGATAAGACCAACTGCGGTTGATGATTGTTTATGGTCAGATACGGGAGATCAAACTCCAAATTCGGGTTATCATTATGCGGGTGGTCAAATATTTCAAACCGGGCCAGTTCAATCAATAATTTCTAATATATATAATCAAACTAATGGTGTTCAAAGAGTGGTTAATGGTGCTGCAACATATCTTAATAATTGGATTCAAGTTGTTAAAACATATAGTGGTACCACATTAACAGGTTATATAAACGGCACTGCTGGTACCCCATCTACAATAAATTGGTATCCACCTTGGGTTCAAATTGCAAATTCATGGTATATGCATTTTGGGGCAATAGATACTACAACATATAATGCGTCAACTGCCGGTTATTTTGCTGGTCGTTATGGAATAATAAGATTTTATAATAGAGCATTAACATCAACTGAAGTTTTACAAAACTTTAATTCGGATAAAACAAAATACGGATTATAAAAAATAAAAGTATTTATATAACATAATGGCAACAACAAGACCCTTCGCATACAACACAGGATCCACCATAGATGGAACAACACAAATTGGAAACATCGCAATAGGTGTTTCAGAACAAGATTATTCACAAAATCCAGGTGGGGTTAAATGGTGGATGGGACCTGATGAAGAGTTAGGTTATGTTATTGCCAACCAAGTACCAACGGGAAATCATCCAACACCGACAGATGAGGATTCATATATTAATTTCTGGAGATCAACAGATTTAACAGAACAATCTTTATTAGAGTTATTAAACGTTTTACCAATAACAGATGGTTTAGAACCATTTACAAATGCAACTGATGCTAAAACTTGGTTAAATGATAATGGTCATTTCACATCATATGGTGAAGGTGCACCACCTCCAACCCCAACACCAACTATTACACCAACTGCAACAGTCACACCAACTCCAACATCTAGTGAAATAATTCCTGATACACCTACACCAACACCTACCAATACTACAACACCAACACCAACTAATACTCCAACAGAAACACCTACGAATACACCAACTCCAACTCCAACTGATTCGAGTTCAATAACTACATACACAATTTCAGGATGTACTAATCTAAATGTTTTAGTTGTCGATTTAGGACCAGGATTTATAGTTCTTGGAGATGTAAACTATTACACATTCACAGGAGCAACACCAAGTGGGTGTTATTCAGTCATTGGTAAGATAAATGCTCCGATAGACGACGCGTTTACCACATCATTTGGAACTGGTGGATGTAATGATTGTGAGAGTACTTATATAACTCCAACCCCAACTCCTACGAATACCGAAACTCCTACTCCTACTCCTACAGAAACTGAAGTATTAACACCAACTCCTACGAATACCGAAACTCCTACTCCTACTCCAACAAATACACCAACAAATACGGTAACACCAAGTATCACACCAACTAACACACCTACCAATACACCAACACCAACAATAACACCGACAGCAACATCAATGACGACTAATGTAATTGTTGCTGCGGGTGCTGTAAACGTATTAAGTTATTCATATGATGGTGGTGATAATTGGACAAATTCATCTAATGGTGCCACATTTATAACCCAACCGGCACTTGCCGTTGCAACTGATGGAAATATATTTGTTGCAGGAGGAACTGCAGGTGGAGGTAATTCAAATGCTTTACTTTGGTCTTCTGATGGAAATACATGGTCGGGATCAACAAATGGTTCATCCATGTTTACAACAAATGTTAGAGGTATAGGATATGGAGGAGATAAATGGGTTGCGGTCGGTATTTCATCAGGCGCCGCCAAATTTGCATATTCAACAGATGGTATAACTTGGACAGCGGCATCAAATTCGAATGTAATTGGTAGTGTACCAAATACTGTGGCATATAATGGAAGTAGATGGGTTGCGGTAGGTTCATCACCTGCTGGTGGTACTGGAAATAGAACAACAATAGCATATTCAGATGATGGTATATCTTGGACGGCATCCGCAAACAGTGGTACAATATTTACAGGATCATGTAATAATGTAGTTTGGGGTGGTGATAAATGGGTTGCAGTTGGTACAGGTGCAAATAGAATCGCATATTCATCAGACGGCATAACATGGACAGGTTCAACAAGTGGAAATAGCAGAATCTCAGGTACTGGTTATGGTATATCATATAATGGTTCACAATGGGTTGCCGCAGGACAAGGTACAAACGCATTGGCATATTCATCTGATGGTATAACATGGTCGGGATCTACAAACGGAAACACAATATTCTCATTCTCGGCGTTAAGTGTAACTTGGGCCGGTACTAAATGGGTTGCGGGCGGTGTAGGAGGACCAAATCAATTGGCAACATCAACCGACGGTTTAACTTGGTCAGCAACAACAAATGGTAATACCATAATGAACAATAGAGTTAACTCAATAGCCGCAAAATATTAACAATAAATAAAAACATTCAAGGAGACCGTAAAAAAGTCTCCTTTTTTATTTATTAAATGTATTTATAATAAGACCTACATAGGTCGTTAACCGTGATATATATCACAAGGATTTAGAACACATATATATGAGTCAAATAGTAAAACTACGTAGAAGTTCCACTGGTGGGAATAGGCCTACCAATTCCCAATTACAATTAGGAGAATTAGCAATAAACACAACCGATGGTAAATTATATTTTGCCAAATCAGGATCATTATCAGCCTCAATAGAGGAAGTTTTAACTACAAATACTCAAAACACAGGTTCATTAAATCTAAGTGGAAGTTTCAATTTACTTGGAACAGAAAATATTACGGGTTCATTAAATGTTACAGGTTCTTTAAAAGTTTTAGGTAACACATCATTAACATCATTAGTCGTTTCGGGTTCTGACCCTGTTGCAAATGTTCAAGCATTCGTACCTGATAGTTCAGTTTACAATCCTGCAAGTTTCAACACTCCAGATAGAGTTGCTGCAGGTATTCGTTTTAATTGGAGCGGTGAGAATTGGACGATAGGTGCTGCAAGAGGTGCAACAACCGATGTTGATGGTTTAGTTTTCAGTAGAAATGGTAACAGACAAATGTTACTTGATGAGAATAATAATTTAGTTCTATCAGGTTCAATTAATTTAACAGGTTCATTTAATATAAACGGAACTGAATATACCTCAACTACAAGTGGTACATCAGGAAGTAACGGAACCAACGGTTCTTCAGGAACTAGTGGTAGTAATGGTACAAATGGTTCATCAGGATCTTCTGGAACATCAGGGTCAAATGGAACCAACGGTTCATCAGGAACTTCAGGCTCTAACGGAACGAATGGTTCTTCAGGTTCTAACGGAACTAACGGTTCATCAGGTTCTAATGGAACAGACGGGTCTTCAGGAACTAGTGGTAGTAATGGAACAAACGGTAGTTCTGGAACTAGTGGGTCTAACGGAACCAACGGTTCATCAGGAACATCAGGAGATAGTTTATTTGCTTTAACAGGTTCAGTTTGGGAAACCACAAATAACGCAAAAGTAAATGGTGATTTAACAATTACAGGAACACTTACAGCAAAAGAAATTCACACAGCATTAGTTACATCTTCGGTATTGTATGAATCAGGTTCTACCGCATTTGGTAATACATTTGACGATAATCACAATTTTACTGGATCAGTAAAGATTACTGGATCATTATATGTTAATGGTGCAGTTGTGGGTACAGGTAAGTTAGACGAAACGGCATTTAACACATATACAGGTTCAAATACATCTACATTTGCAGGAACATCATCATTTGCAACATACGCCTTAACCGCCTCATATGTTGAAAATCCATTTATTGTTTCAGGTTCAACAATGAAGACAACAGTTACAGTTGCGGCAACCACATGGTCATTAAATCATGGTATGAATGAAAGATACCCATCAATTACAGTATTTGATAGTGATGGTTATGTTGTTATACCAACAGGAATTAGAGCGATAGATTCTAATAATATTGAAGTATATTTTTCAATTGCACAAACAGGTACAGTGATTGCCACATTAGGTGGTGTCGGTGCAACAGGTGCTAGTGGTATTGGTGGTTATACAGAAACATACACATCGGCAACAACATGGTCTGTTGCTCACAATTTAGACATTGATTATCCAGGTGTAACAGTTTGGGATAGTAATAGAAAAGTTATAATCCCAAGTGAGATAACATCAATAGATTCAAACAATTTACAAATAACATTCCCAATTGCACAAGCGGGTGAAGTTCATATAGTTAGAGGTGGACATCAAGTAGAAGGTGCTCAAGATTTATCTGCTGTTGGGACAATAACACCATCAGCAAATGGTCTATATAATTTAGGTAGTTCATTAAAACAATTTAATAACGTTTATATTTCAGGTAGTCTATTAGTTAATGGAACACCACTCACAGGTGGATCAAGTACATCAGGTTTAGCAACTACAGGATCAAACACATTTAAAGGAGACCAAACATTTAGTGGATCATTAATACCTTTTGGTAGTGGGTCATATGATTTAGGTACGGTAACGAATCCGTTTAGACACTTATACTTATCAAGTGCATCTTTATACATTGACGGACAAAAAGTATTAGGTTCGACAAATCAAGAATTACAGATTACAACCGACAACGGTCAATCAATTAAAATTTTAGAACAAGGTACAGATACAATTACATTTCAAACAGCGGATGGAGATATCCAATTGAAATCATCTGGCGGAGGTAATATATTAATTGACCCAACGACAGGTTCGGTTGACATTAGAGGAAATGTTATAGTTCAAGACGGATTTAAAATATTAAGTTCAGGTGGTAATAGTGTTGTTTTTGCTGATGATATTATAGTATCAGGTTCAGCAAATTTCACAAACGGAATTACTGTTAATGGTACAACATTTAGTTCAATGACATCAGGAACATCAGGTTCTAATGGAACCAACGGTTCTTCGGGGACAAGTGGAAGTAACGGATCATCAGGGTCTAACGGCACAAACGGAACTAGTGGAACAAATGGTACATCAGGTAGTAATGGAACAAATGGTACATCAGGTAGTAATGGAACAAATGGTACATCAGGTAGTAATGGAACAAACGGTAGTTCAGGTTCAAGTGGTTCTAACGGAACAAATGGTAGTTCAGGTTCTAACGGAACAAATGGTTCTTCAGGAACTTCAGTTACAGTTTCTGGTACTGACAATGTTTTGGGTAAGTTCTCGTCTAACAGTATGGTTAATTCAAACATAACCGATAATGCTTCATTAGTTAATATTAATTCAAACACAACAATTACTGGTTCATTAACAATTACACAAAACTTAAATGTTTTAGGGTCATCATCAATAATTTATGTGACAGCGTCTCAACTAAGAGTAAATGACAATGTCATTACGGTTAACGCTTCATCTCCTGGTGTAAGATTTGCTGGTTTGTCAGTGTTAGATAGTGGTTCATCACCATTAGTTTCAGGTTCATTCTTATTTGACTCATTAAACAATCAGTTTGTTTATGTTCACACAAATCAATCAACCGTAACGTCTTCGGTAGTTATGGTAGGTGCTCAAACTTACAATAGTTTAGGAAATGAGATTTTACCAACAACTAATAGAGTATTAAAATCATTAGGTCAAGAACATCTTGGTGATAGTAATATTTCAGATGACGGTACAACTGTTAAAATTAGTACAAATACAGAAGTTACAGGTTCATTAAGTGTAACAAGTTTAAATATTAACGGAACATCATATACTGCGGCAACATCAGGAACTTCAGGTTCTAACGGTACAAATGGTTCTTCAGGAACTAGTGGTAGTAACGGTACAAATGGTAGTTCAGGTTCTAATGGAACTAATGGTAGTTCAGGTTCATCAGGTTCTAATGGAACGAATGGTACTTCGGGTTCTAACGGAACGAACGGTAGTTCAGGAACAAGTGGTAGTAATGGAACCAACGGTTCATCAGGTTCTAGTGGTACAACAACAATCACAAATGCGGTAGATAATAGAGTAATGACAAGTGTCGGTGGTGTTACGTTAAATGCGGAAGCGAATTTAACATTTGATGGTTCAACATTAACGGTAACAGGTGCAGTATCAACAACCGGTAACTTAACAGTAGGTGGAACATTAACAGAAAACTCATCAGTAAGATATAAGGATAACATTGAAACTTTAAAATATGGTTTAGATAATGTTCTTAAAATGAGAGGTGTTTCATACATTAAAAAAGATACAGGTGTTAAAGAGATTGGTTTAATAGCGGAAGAGTTAAATGAAATTGCACCTGAATTGGTAAATAAAAATGAAGAAGGATTACCTGATTCCGTTTCTTACGGTAGAGTAGTTTCATATTTGATTGAAGCAATAAAAGATTTAAAGAAAGAAATTGAAGAACTTAAATCAAATAAATAATGGCGACATTAATAGGTACAACTGCAACAACATACAATGCAACATCTACGTCAAATGCAAGTAGTACAATTTGTTCTAATCCAATGGCTTTACAACAATGGGGTGGAAATGTTTCTGTAATATCACCATATTATACCGCCACACCATATACAGATGTTCTTTGTAATAATAGTAATTGGCAATGGGTAACAGGTTATATTAGTTTTTTATCATATCAAAGTTATAACGGTACTCAAAATGTTTGGTTTGCATTATCACAATATGGTTTACAAATTACATCAGGACCAACTAACGACCAACTAATAACATTCTCATATTACCAAGACCCAAGTGATGGTAGTAAAAGTTGGTTAAGATTTACAAATCAATATAACGTATCGTGGGGAAATGCCACATGTTTAGTTAATATAACATTATTTGCTCCAAATGCTAACGCAATAACGTCACCAATTTTAACAAGATACGTATAATGGCAACTTTACAAAATACAACAGTAAATGGTATTTTAACCACATCTACGAGTTTCACATCACCACGTATATTAAATAATACAAGTTATAATCATATGATGAGGGAGTATAGTGGAACAGTCTTTATCCCAACAACGGTTAATAGTGCAACAAATTATGTTGACCTATTTGGTAATACGGGAGTTCATAATCGTATGTATGGGTTTTGTAGTTGGGTTTGCTATCAATCTCAAATACATTGTGGTAGTTTTTATTGGCAATTATCTGAATATGGTTTTAATATACAAACATTAACAAGTACAGGTACGTGGTCTGCCGCTAGACATAATCCATCATATGGGACAAATTATTGTAGATTCTACAATACGATAGGTTCTGAATGGGGTAATGGTACATATCTCTTTGTATTAAATGTACAAGGACCCGGTGATTTCACATCATCATATTTAACACAACGAGTAAGATAATGGCAAATTTAATAGCAACAACATCTTCTGAATTAACTGCAACTTCAATAACATCACCAAAAATGTTAATGAGTAATACATATGGGGCAATGAATGAATGGACAGGAACGGCGGCGATTAATAATGGTTCTTCCGTTGATTTAATATGTAATGTTAGTGGATACGCAAGAACAATTGGACTTTGTAATTTTTTTAATTTTACAACGGGAACATGGAGATATGGAATATTTGAGTTTGATGTATCAAGATATGGATTACAACACACACCAATTTTATCGTGGGGAGATTATTCAGTTTCTCATTATCAAGAAGGTAATGTTGATAGAAATTGGTTAAGATTTACCAATACATCAGGACAAAATGGATTAACTGTTTATTTTAATATAAGAATATTAAATTCATCGGGATATGAATCGTCAATATTAACAAGAGTAAAATAATTATATAATATGATACACGAATTAGATAAAGGAGAACCATTATTAAGTCCAGTTGATGGAACACCACTTACAGAAGACCAAAGATATGGTTTCTATGTTGGTTTAGCAGAACATTACTCAACACAATATCAAAGAGATAGACAACAAATATACCCATCATTAGGTAATCAATTAGATATGTTGTGGCATGAATTAAATGTGAGTGGAAGTTTAACAAGTAATGGTGAATGGTTTAATAAAATAAAAGAGGTTAAAGAAAACAATCCAAAACCTTAATAATGTCAAATCTTACAAATCTTACCATAAACGACACTGGTTATATACAATTACCATCGGGAACAACAGCACAAAGACCTGTGTCACCATTGACTGGATATGTTAGATTTAATACAACTATGGGTTTAGTTGAATATTACAACGGTAGTTATTGGATAGATCAAACAACCGGTAGAATTGCGGAAGGTGGTATTGTAACATCAAACTTATTACTTCATTTAGATAGTGGTAAACCAACGAGTTATCGCGGTGGTAATGTGTGGTATGATGTTAGTTCACAATGTGCACATGGGATATTTGTAAACAGTCCAACATATACACCAGCTGATGGTTCGGGAGGTACCGTTTCATTTGACGGAACTAATGATTATATTAGAATTTCTACATTAAATACATTACCAACAACACAAATAACTATGGAAGGTTGGATTAAACCAACAAGAACAGTAAGTACGGGAACTGTGAGAGGTGGTGTGGTTTCTGCAACAAATACGACATATTTAGGTATATTTAATTCCGCAGATGGTGGTAGTACACACTCTTTACATTGGGCAAATACTACCGATAGTAGTAGACCATATAGTGCAGTTGGTAATATCCCCAATAATGTTTGGTCACACATTGTAGGTACATGGGATGGTTCAACGAGTAAAGCATATGTGAATGGTACCGAAGTATGGTCTGCGGCACAGACAGGGACAATTGCCGCCGCCACATATGTAGTTGGAACATATGGAAGTGGATTGACAGATGGGTTGCATAATTTTCAAGGACAAATTGCAATTGCAAGAATATATAGTATAGGATTAAGTGGAGCTCAAGTTTTACAAAATTATAACGCGCAAAGAAATAGATTTAATATTTAAATATAATGGCAAGTTTAAAAAATTTAACAATTAACGACACTGGATTTATTGGATTACCAACAGGTAGTACAGCTGAAAGACCATCTCCGTCTAATGGATATGTTAGATATAATACTACTTTAGGTAGACCTGAAGTTTATATTAATAATTGGTTAAATCCTTATGCTAGAACGGAAAGTTATTTACATTATTACGAAGGTAGAGATGCGAATTTATATACAGGAAATTGGAATAATAGTACAACATTCTCAATGTTAAACTTTGGCGAATTAGGACATGTCACCGCACATGGTTGGTCGACAGGTCCTGCAACATATACATTAACATTGAGTTCAATTCCAACACATACACAAGTTCGTTATATGGTATTTTGGCATTTAGTGGACTCATTGGATACCGAAACAAGTAATTTATATTTAATGAATTCATCAGGAACAGAAACTGAATTTTGGAGATTTACAAAAATTTATAATGCCGCACCATCAACATCAGTTTTACAATCAGGGGCGTCCGCAACTTGGAGTAATCCAAAAACATACACTTATAGACCTTGGGGAAATGGTACTTATGGAAATGATGGATATGTGATATTTGATAGTGGATATTATGACCACACATCAACATCATTTACAGCAAGACATGTATGTGGAGCAGATCAGGCACAAGCAGATGAAGCACATTATCTTTCACATGTTCAATTATGGATAAAATAAAAAATTATGGCAACACTTAAAAATACAACAATAACAAGTTCTACCGGATATTTAGGACTACCATCGGGAACTGGAACACAAAGACCATCACCAACAACTGGTATGATACGATATAATTCAAGTCGTACCGAAGTTGAAGTGTATGATGGTACTAAGTGGATGAGCGCACAAAAAAGAAAAGAAAATTATAGCACATCTGGTTTAGTTTGTTATATAGATGCTGGTGATCCACAATGTTATAGTGGTAATGGTAGTACATTAACAGATTTATCAGGAAATTCAAATAATTTAACTCTACCTGGTTCAGGTGTTTCATTTAATACGACCGGAGGAGGTTCTTTATATTTTGATGGAACCGCAAGAGCAAACGTTGCACATCATAGTTCATTGGATTTTACGAGTACCCAACAATATACTGCGTTAATTTGGGTAAATCCATCATTAGGTGGTGGAACTTGGCACGGATTAATTAGTAAAGGAGATTCACAACAATACGCCGCAACATTGAGAAGTGCATTCGGATATATTCATTATGAAACAAATTACTCATTGGCAGCGATAGATACACCCAATAATTCAATAATAGGAAGTAAGTGGCAACAAGTTGTCATTAGAAGTGACGGGTCATCAAAAGCAACATTTATTGATACAATACGATGTGCATATGTAACAGGTGCCGTTAGTTCAACTACAAATACTGAAACATTGAGATTTGGTGAAGGTAATACGGGAGAATTACTTATTGGTTATTTAGGAGCAGTTATGATTTATAACCGAGCATTAAGTGATGAAGAAATTGGAAATATATTTAATGAACAAAGAGGTAGATACGGAGTAGATACACCATTAGGTTCAGCATTTAATCCGGCCGATTCGGCACAAACAATAAAAACCTTAAATTCAAATGCACCAAATGGGGTATATTATATAAATTTACCTAACATTGGCCCAAGAAAAACATTTTGTATTATGGATAGTGCATATGATGGAGGAGGTTGGATGATGGTAATGAAAGCCACAAGAGGAACTACTTTTAATTATGGGGCAAGTTATTGGACAACACAAAATGTATTAAATCAAAATAACTTAAATCAAGATGATGGTGATGCTAAATATGACGCATTCAATTATTTTGAAGGTACAGATTTAATGGCTAGATGGCCCGATATTCCAACTACTGGTGGTAGTATTGCGGGAACAGGAAATTGGATATGGATGGAAAAAGGGTTTAATGGTGGTAGAGCTAGTACGCGAACAAATTTAGTAGATTTTTTTACTAATGCAGGAACATACGAAAGTGGTGATGGTGGTACTTATGGTGGATATTTTTTAAGAGATGCAAAAACTTTTACTGGTTGGGCAAGTGGAGTATTTTCAAGTCAGGTGGATATTAGATTTTATGGATTTAATTTTAGAAATAACCCATTATATTTTGGTACAACGGATGCAAAAGTTAGATGGGGGTTTGGTTGGAATGAAAATGGTGAAGGATTATACACATCTCCAGCTACTTTGGCAGTAGGACCATATAGAGGTTCGGATGATGTAAGTGGTGGTATTGGTATGGATAGTAGATATGGAAACTATTCTGGTGGAGATATGATTGGGTGTTGTCAAGATACTACCGGTATCAATAGAAGTGCAAGAGTGGAAGTCTATATTAGATAATAATATTTTAATTATTGAAATATTTTTCTTATATTATAGGTATGAATAATATCGGTATAGGAGTAATGTGTTTCGGTGACGTTTCCTATTTTAATAGTACAAAAGAAAAAGTTACCAATTTAAAAGATATTGGAATTGATTGTTATGTCTTAACCGATGACACAGAACAATTTACAACTAAAACTATATACTATGGTAGACACCTTAAGTCATATCATGATAAGATAATATTAGTTAAAGAAATATTAAAATATCATAACATAGCAATATTAATTGATGCCGACACCATCATCAATGACTATTCAATTATTAACGATTTAAAAAACCACAAATTCAAAGACGGAATCACATACATTGATAATCTATTATCAAATAAAGTTAATAAAGAGTTTATCGGTGAAATCAATTTAACTGCACCAGATTGGGATGAATATAAGAAGTACGTTGATAAATTATTACCAACATTTACAGAGTTAGAAACAATTAACGAATATTTCATTGTCTTTAATAATCAAGGACTTAAAGATGATTTCTTTTTACAATATGAAAAGTTGCAAGTGGTGAGAGAAAGTTGTGATATCAGAAGAATTAAAGAAATATACGCAGGTGGAGAAGGATTCTCAATACATATTGCATCAAAACTATCAAATGTGTATATACAAAAAGATAATGAATTGTTTAATATGTTAAAAGATAATGTTATAAATGTAATAAAACAATAAGTTATGATTACCAATCAAGATTTTATTAAAGAAAAAATTACAACCAATTATGGTGAACCTGTACCTTATAGATGGACACATGGTGCCACCGAAGAACATTTAGGTGATGGTATTATAGTTTATTCGTTAATACAACATATGAGAGCCAAGAACTGCGCATGTATCGGTTCTGGTGGTGGATATATACCTCGTATTATAACACAAGCAAGATTAGATTTACATAAACAAGGAATATTTGAAGGTAACGACACTTTAAATTGGGGTGATATTGGTGTAACCTATCTGGTTGACGCTTGTAATGGGGTAGGAGGACCTAACGACCTTGAGGATGAGTATTCATACTACCGACATACGTTTCAACCCAGATTGATTAAATCAACATCAGAAGATGCATATTATAATTTCTTTGTTTTACAAGATATTAAATTAGATTTTATCTTTATAGATGGTGACCATTCATATGAAGGAGTTAAGAAAGATTTTGAATTATATTCAACACTATTAACCGATAAAGGTATTATTGTTATTCACGATACAGATTCAGATTACGAGGAATCATTAATAGTTTCAGAGGACGCAAAAAAAGACCACCATAGATTTGACGGTCCATCAAAATTTATTAAAGAATTAGAAAAAAATCCACTTTATAATTTGATTAATTTATTTAATTTTCGTATATTACCTAACAAACCAGCATCAAGCGGTATAACGGTAATTAATAAAAAATAATGGTTAGGTTATTAACAGTTATAGGTCACGGAGTTAATTTACTTCCACATTTCATCAAACATTATAAAAGATATGTTGATGAGATTAACATTGCAATTTATAAAACAGATTTATACCCAACATTAGAAGAAGATATAAATGAAATTATTAAAGACCATGACAATGTGAAGATTGTTAAGGTCATTGAAGATAGAGTTTTTGATTGGGAGAAAGTAACCGCATTATATAACTTCATTAAGGATCAAATACCATTTGATTGGTGGGTGATTGCCGACATTGATGAATTTCATTTATATCCTGATGATGATATTGTTTCATTAATTAACGATTGTGAAGAATTTGGATGGGATATTGTTCGAGGTGGTTTTATTGATAGAATTGGAGAAGATGGTGAGTTTGTTGAATTAAAAGATGATGTATCAATATGGGAACAATTTCCAAATGCCGGTTTTTTTAGATATCATATGAGTAAAGCGTGTCCAAATAAAATATGTTTAATTAGAGGTGGAATACAAATTACTTCAGGTCAACACTATGCAAATATTGATGGACACACCACATGGAAATGGCAAGGTTGGGGTCATCCATCAATTGCACCAATACCATCCTATTCAGTTCAAGTACATCATTTTAAATGGGATAAAACTTCCATAGATAGAGTGAAAGCGGTTGCAGAATTAAAAGAAGATTATTCTTATTCAGATGAGTATTTTAAAATGTTCACTGAATTGTTAAAAACAAAATATAAAATAAATCTAAATAAAAGAGAATATATGTTTGAATTGGGATTAATATATCCCGAATATAACAGATATAAAAGTTGGAATAAATTAATAAATAAAATAACATCAATATGAGTGTAAAACCATCAAATGACGAGTTAATGGCTCTCGAAACAAGAAAAGTAAAAGCCTTAGAAAAAATTGCAAATTCATTAGATTCTTTAACCGTTTGGTTTGAAGAAATCGATAAAGATGAGTGGGGTAACAGAGCCCAATATTATCTAGCGGAATTTCATAACAAATTTGTAAAAGAAGGTTTCGTTGAGGACAGTAAAGTAACAACTAAGAGTGGAAAAAAGTAAAAAATTAGGAGTCGTTGTTCCATATAGAAATAGAAGAAGTCATTTAAAAGAATTTAGTAGACGATTTGTTAGATATATGGAAAAATTTGATATCAATTATGAATTAATTGTTATTAACCAAGACGATGCTAAATTATTTAATAGGGGAACATTATTAAATATCGGATTTAAGTATGCTGAAGAATTAAATTGTGATTATGTCGTATTTCATGATATTGACATGATGCCAATACATGTTGATTATTCATATTCAGAGGTCCCGTTACATTTATCAACACATTTTTTAAATAATGAAGAGTATGATAAAAAATTAACCTTCGAAGAATATTTTGGAGGAGTTGTAATGTTCCCAATGGAACATTTTCGTCAAATAGATGGGTATTCCAATAAGTATTGGGGTTGGGGTTATGAGGACACTGACTTACTTTATAGATGTGAAAAAAAAGGTATACCATTAAATGATTTAGATATTCAGAATGTGGGGACATCACCATCAAAAGTATTAAAACTTAATGGTATAAATGCATATGTTAAGGCAAGAAATGAATTTAAACTTAATCAAAATATGACATTTTTCGTTTCGTTTTATCCTACTGATTTAATATTAGACCATACAAAAGACTCTGACGATTTTACTATATTTTCAATTCCAGGATACGATTTTTCAATTACGTATAATTCATTTCGTAGATATAATTTCTGCACTTTTGATAAAGACAATAATGCGGTTTATGTTAATTCAAATATAATAACAAATTATAAAACGAATATATGTGTTGTGTTAGACAACATTAACGACGTTATTAAAGTATATCAAGACGGAAAACTGATTGGGAAAGAAGTATTTTATAAAAAAATACGTTCATACGATAATGAAAAATATTTTTATTTAGGTGTAGGTAACCCAAAAAGAAATGACACACCTAATTCTCAATATCCTAATTATTTTAATGGTTATATTTCAACATTCGCAGTATACAATTGTAATTTAAATGACAATGAAATTTTAGAAATATCTAAAAATGAAAATAATAATTTAAAGGAAAATTTTGGTGATTATATATCATCACAAGACCTACAACTATATTATGACCCTAATTTTACTGAAGGTTATAAATTAAAAGATTTATCGGATAATTTAAATAACGGTAAAATTTTTAATTGTGAAATTGTTGATTTAGAATTTGAAAAATATAAAAGAATAAAAATACCACATAGAAGAGAATCGACATTTGCATTATTACCACACAAAGAAAATGGGTTTTATAAAAACAAATGGAAATTCAAAGCAACCAGATGGAATCAATTAAGATTTTATAATGAAGTTAGATTAAATGACGAGTTATTGGAAAATGACGGATTATCAACATTGGAATTTGCTGAACATTCAAAAATTCAGATAAGTGAAAACATAACACACGTTAACGTAGCAATATGAGTCATAAATTAGGTATTTGTATACCATATAGAGATAGAAAAGAACACATTGATAAATTAATACCACATCTATCAAAACATTTAACAGATAATGGAATTGACCATACGTTTTATGTTGGTCACCAAGTAGACGAAAAGTTATTCAATAGAGGTGCAATGAAAAATATTGCAGCACATTACGCGTTTGAAGACGGATGTGACTATGTTGCATGGCACGATGTTGATATGTTACCACAAGTAGATGCTGATTATTCGTATCCTGAAGAACATCCAACACACATTGCAACAAAGTTATCAAAATATAATTACGGGTTAGGTTATGATCAATACTTTGGAGGTGTCGTTTTATTCACAAAAGAACAAGCATATAAAACCAATGGATATTCAAATGAATATTGGGATTGGGGTCAGGAAGATGATGACTTATTTTGGAGATGTTATTTAGAAGGATATACAACGAATAATGTTTTTAAAACTTATAAAAATAAAACAACGGCAACTTTTAATGGAATAAATAACTTTATAATTATACCGTCTAATAAAGAATTAGATAGTTGTTTGGATAATGACCATACAATATCAATATTATTTAATGCTGAACAACAACCAGAAAAGGTACCGATTTGGCTTGTTGGGGACGAAGAAAAGAAATTCATTGAGTACCCATTAATAAGAAAATTAGATTCTTGGACTTGGGGATTATCGTTTAATAATTCACGTTCAGTTAATATGGTTATGTATGATAAAGATAGTAATCACTATTACAACTATGCAAAAAGATATGAAAATCAATGGACATGGGTGACAATGTCATATAATAGTAAAAGAAAGGAGATGTCATTATATATAAACGATGAATTAATTAATAATCAAAACGGAACTAAACAAAACACACCATTTAAAATTGAGAAAAAATTAAAACCATATAATAATCTACAACCATTTATAATTGGATTTTGTTCACACGTTAATACATTTTTTAAAGGTAAAATTGCGGAAATTAGAATTTTTAATAAATCAATAAATGATATCAATGAAGCGTTACATGATTCAGATGGATTGTTATTACAAATGGATTTTAAAAAGGGAGTTGTAGAAAATATTAATAAAGAAGAATGTGAATTTAATGTTAACATTTCAAAAGAAAATATTAATGTGGTTGAAAATGTGATTCCATTCAGAAAGGAAGGTAATTTTGACTGTATACCCCATATAGATGAGGGTTATGTTAAAGGAAAATGGGCTAAGGGGGAAACTACCGCTAGAAACGAAAAAAGATTTGTTATGGAGATGCAACAGGGTTTAATTAAACATAATGAAGATGGATTAAACAATATATTAAATGTTTTGAATGTTGAAAATATTGATGTATCTTTATATGAAAATACTAAATTTATAAATGTTACAATGAAATGAAAGTAGAAAATCAAAAACCTTGGTTATTTGAAATTAATAATCTTGATAGTAATAAGATAAATCCGTTTTTATCTGATAGTTCCTATTTAACAATTGAATTTAAAGTTGAAAATTTTTACGATAATGAAAAATTAGGATTTTTAGGTATGCCAGGTAAAAACTTTGGAATTAGTTATGATTTTGAAGTTGAGACTTTTGTATTTGAATTTTGGACAAAAGGGTTGAACGGTAGAGATAATTTTCACTGCCATAAAGATTTCCATATTAATAGAATTGATGTTGAAAATGGTCTTGTTTTAACTATACATTACGATAAAGAAAAAAATATATTAGAATTATATCATGACTTTAATATATTTTTCGATGTAGAATTAGACGACCCTTTAATTGAAGATTACTATACCCAACCACTTTATTTTGGTTGTCATAACCCCGATGCTGATAATCACAAACACAAATGTTTTACAGAATTAGATTTAAAACATTTTAGTATTTTTAATGGAGAGGCGAATATAGAAGATGTTGAAAAATTTTATAATAGTAAAAATCTTAATGATAATTTGTTATGTTACTTTGATTTAAAGGAAAAATATTTAGTTCATAAAGAAGACTATAATTATTTTCTAATACAAAATCAAAAAGATAAACTAATAAACATTTCATTTAGTGAATTAAATGTCAGTGTTGCGGATAGAATAAAATTAAAAAGAAAAAGGGTACCTGGATTAAAAATTGAACATAAAAAACCATTTAAATTAAAAACCAATTTAGAATCTAATTTATTAACAAATAGAGATTTTTCATTAAATATTATTTTTAAAATAGAACGTCATTTTACTCAAGATGAGAAAATTGGATTTTTTGGAA